ACCCAAGCATCAGTCAGGCAAGCAGTACGCGGCGCTGTGCGGGGGACAGGTAGCGAAGCCCGATGACAATGCCGAGACCTTCAACCCCTACGGGCGCAACGTGTGCGGGACGTGCGCGGCGAAGGCGACCGAGCGACCGGCCGAGACGAAAGAGGAGAGTGCTGCATGAGCCCACTCCTAGACCTCGAGCAGCAGCAGCGATACCGCGAGCTCGGCAGGCTTCGCATGGGCGAAAAGGCCATCTCGCAGAAGTCGGGAAAGGAGTTCCCGAAGAAGCTCCTCAACTGGCGGGTCACCTCGTCGTCGCGTCCTCTGCTGGAAGCCATCGCCGATCTGTACGGAGGCGAGGTCGTGCCCTGGGACGATGCACCCCAGGAGGGCGAGAACTGGCAGGTCACGACGGAGTCGAACCGCTTGCACATCGCGCTACCGCCGGGTGATGTGCTGTCGCAATACTGGGAATTGTGGTCGGGGGGCGGGTGCAAACGACGCTGCGACGGGTTCGACCAACTACTGGTCGCCCGGAAATGCTCGTGCCCGAAAGACCTCAACGAACGCGCCGAGCAGGCGAGCGCGAAACCGCCGGCGGCGTGCAAGCCGGTCACGCGGCTCGGGGTGCTCCTGCCGGACGTGCCGGATATCGGAGTCTGGCGGCTTGAGTCTCACGGCTACAACGCCGCGGTAGAGCTGCACTCCACGTACAAGATCCTGCAAGCCGTGCTCGACCGGGGTCTGGTCGTCGAGGCGTTCCTTCGGATCGACCCCCGCACCGCGAAGAAAGAGGGCAAGCCGATCTCCCACTTCACGGTTCCGGTGATCGAGTTCGAGCAGACCTCCGGGCAACTGGCCGAGACGCTAATGCTCGGAGCGGGAGACGAAGTGCCTGCGCTCGCTGCGGCGCCCGTAGAGCCCAAGGGGTTCTCAGACGCCCCAGCGCCCCCACTTCACACTGACGAGGCTGCAGGGGCCACTACAGCGCCGGAAACGGGCGATCCTGGGAACGGGTCGCAGGCACTTCCCCCGTGGATCATGGACCTGCCCGGCGAGGAGCCAGACATCATCGACGCGGCCCGTGAGATATGGGTTGAAAAGGGGGGCGACCCAGAAGGGCTCCAGAGCCTCAAGCAGCTGGTCGGCATGGACCCCGCGACGCAGGCAGACCTCCGGGCCCGGATCGAACGAAACCGCGAGCAGGCGACCCCACCCCCCGAACCCGCGGACGCGTGGGACCCACCCGAAGGCACCGAGGAAGGAAAGCTCGTATGAGCGGGATCGCGTACGTCGCGAAGGGCGACGGATGTCTGGTGGTGGAGGCCCCGACACAGGAGGAGGCGAGGGCGCGGGCAGCACGGATCGCGAACGCAGCCTGCCGTCCGCTAGCACGCCCCTACTCGCGCGACGAGAGAATCCTGCGCGAGCGCGAGACGAGGCGCGTGCCGTGACTCGGGGCACGTACGTCAACAGGGGCCGCGGTGCTCCGTGCGCTAGCTGCGGGAGGAACCTGTACCAAAAGCGCGCCCGTGTTTGGGTGCACCGAGACACGGATCTCATGGCGTGTCGAGGAAGCGGAACCGCCCTGCCGATGCTCACCAACAACCAAGCGGACGTGCTGGAGTTCGTGCGGAGCTACATCGGTTTCAAGCGGTACCCGCCGACCATCCGTGAGATTTGCGATGCACTCGGCTACCGGTCCACGAGCACCGTCCACCTTCACCTGCACGCGCTGGTAGCAAAGACCTACTTAGAGATCGATGGCGGGCCGCGCACCCTTCGAGTGGTGAAGTCAGCGTGACCGCCTACAGCTTCGAGGTCCTGGGCGACCCCGTTCCGCAGGGAAGCATGACGGCATTCATCGCGGGCGGTAAGGCGCGCGTCGCGCACAAGGCCCCGAAGGGTCTCCAAGCATTCCGTGCGGACTGTCGCAACGCGGCTGCTCAGGCCGGGGTGACGGTGATCGAGGGACCGGTTCGCCTGCGCGCGGTGTTCGTGCTGGAACGTCCGCAGAGCCATCGCGGCACCGGGAAGAACGCGGGCATGCTCAAAGCATCGGCGCCCGAGTACCACACAGGCCAACGGCCCGATGGCGACAAGATCCTGCGGAGCCTTTTTGACGCGCTCACCGGCGTGTGCTTCCGCGACGACGGCCAGGTCTGCGTCGCGTCGTTCGTCAAGCGGTACGTGCGGGAGGGCGAGGCCCCGCACACCTCCGTCACAGTCGACAGTCTCGCGGACGAAGGGAGGCCGTAAGTGGTCGAGCAGAAGGGGCAGAAGAAAGCGGGGCTGAACGACTTCGAGGGGTTGTCGGTTGCAGCCGCGGGCGTGGAGATGCCGGGGGCCGCGGGCGGGTTGCGCGAGGCGATGAAGGTCGATCCCGTCGAGCTCCACCACGGCGAGGAGGGCTACGTCGTCCTGCACTTCACGGTCGGCAAGGTCCGCCACGACCCGATCGTCAAGGGCCAGACGGAGCCTCTGCGACGCGTGCACATCCTCAACGTGGACGAGGCGGCGTTCATCGGCGCCGAGTACGTCGAGGAGCACATGCAGGCGCAGCGCGCGAAGATCCAGCGGGCGAAGGAAGAGGAAGCTGGGCAGGACTCACTCGACGGTGGCGCGTACACGGCGTTCCTCATCATGCCGAGGGCGAAGCTCGCGTTCGCTTGCAAGGAGTTGCAGCTCAACGACGGCGGCAAGAAGGAAGACCTCGCGCAACGCCTCGCAGACCACCACGCGGTCGAACCGGAAGCGGTCGAAGACGCGCTCGCGAAGTTCGAACGCGAGAACGAAGCAGGCTAGGCAGGCCGTGGAGTCCCTGTGGCGATCGGACGCGTTACCGGCGCGCTTCTGGTCGAAGGTCCGGCGCTCCCCGAAGGGCTGCTGGCTGTGGACCGGAGCGATCGCGAAGAGCGGCTATGGCACGTTCTCCTTGAACGGTCGGACGGAGTACGCGCACCGCGTCGCCTGGCTGGAGCTCATCGGCCCGATCCCACAGGGACTCGAGATCGACCATGTTAAGTGCGGCAGGCATCGCTGCGTGAACCCAGCGCACCTCCGAGTCGTCACGCACGCGCAGAACATGGCGCGCGAGATGCCCAAGGCGTGGGAGGGCAACCTAAAGAAGACGCATTGCCCGGCCGGCCACGAGTACACCGCGGAGAACACGTACATGGGGCCGAAGGGCAGAGACTGTCGGGCGTGTCGCTTGGAAGCGACGCGGCGGTGGAGGAAGAGACGGAAGGAATCGGCAGCGTGACGCACTCAGACCTTCGGGTGTACGCACCCCACGAACTCGGGCACGATGGCTACCCGATCGCGTGGCATGAGACGGTCAAGCATCTAGTCCGCGAGCTGGCTGGCCACCGCTGCATTCGATGCGGGCACCCGTACCCGCCGGGGATCGCAAAGCGTTGTCGGGGCGGGGAGTGGACTCCCTGTGACGCGGGCTGCACGCACGCCGGGATCGTCTCGCTGCTCAACACGGAACCGACCGGCCCGGAGTGGATTGATACGGAACTCGACCAAGGACCCAGCGCGGGTGAGCTCGTGGTCGCCGGGAAGGACGTGCTGGCCCGTTACCGCATCCTGACTGTTCACCATCTCAACGGACATAAAACCGACTGCCGCTGGTGGAACCTGCTGGCGCTCTGTCAGCGTTGTCATCTACAGATCCAAGGCAAGGTCAGGCCGCATCGGCCGTACCCATGGGAACACCGCCCGTGGTTCCGCCCGTACGCGGCAGGGTTCTACGCGGCGAAGTACCTAGGCGAAGACCTCACGCGTGAGGAGACTGAGGCCCGCCTAGACGAACTGCTTGCCCTCGGGGCACGCGAGGACGCGGTCGAGCGGATGCCGCTGTAGATGCCTAAGCTCCCCGGTCCCCCGTACAGCGGAGCCGATTACCCGCAACCCCAAGGCATAGAAGTCGGTTGGTGGGGCGGCAAGTTCAAAACCGATCCGGATGGGGTGCTGCACTTTCGCGCCAAAGGATTCTTCGATGACCCGATGCGCTGCGGAGCGTCACCGCGCGAGGACTGGCGGGGGAACCCGACCGAGTGGAAGTCCGAGTGCGTCGTGTGTTTCGACCAAGGGGCGATCTTTTGAACCCCGTGTGCGGCAAGAGACATCTCGGAGCCTTCGATCGTTGCGAGCTCCCCGCCGGCCACGACCGCGCCCCACGCAAGCCCCTTCGGCAACGCTCCGAAAAGCAGGAGGTCAAAGAGTCCGAGTGGCAAGCAATCAAGCGCCGCAAGGTCAACCGGCAACGGGCGATTCACGGCTTCACCTTCTGCGAACGATGCGGCAAGCGCACCAAATGGCTCCAGTGCCACCACACGGACTACCGGAGCCGCGGAGGGTCGAACACCGAGGACAACGCCGAACTACTCTGCACGGGCCCGGGGTCATGCCATGAGCGTGAACACGGCACGCCCTGGCCGAAAGATCGCGAAGACCCCGAAGGTACTTGAACCCCGACCACGCGACTGCTAATCTCGGTCCCACAACTGAATAAGCGGGGTACACCACACCCCGAGAAAGGGATGAGCGACCCTTTATGAAGACTGAGACCGATTCGGCAACGGCGCTATTTATGGGGAAGTGTCGGCGCTGCAAGGCACCCCACCGATTCGAGTTCGAGAGGTTCGGTCCTCGCGCCGAGGCGGTCGCCCGCGATGCCAATGGAGACCTTCGCAATGTGCACGAGTGGGCTTGGAATGCCCCGCTCTCTGGCGTAGCCGATAATCGGCCCACCTGTAAGGAGTGTGGCTATCAGGGTCCTTGGCGGCTTAGCCGGATCGCGGGCACGCACAATCCCGAGGTTGCCTGCAACGCTCGCTGCATGGGCGCGACTGGCCCCTCCTGCGATTGCTCCTGTGGCGGGCGCAACCACGGCGCGAGGTACGCGGCATGACTGCACAAACCCGCAACCCCCACCGCGATCACGCGCGTCTCGTAAAGGCCGTCAAGATCGCGGACTGGTTCGACTCCGCGGCCCCGGAGTTCGTGACGCTCGCGCTCGAAGACGACGGGAAGATCCTGCGCGCACTCGACCCCGACTTCTGGAAGACGCTCGCGAAGCTGATCGACATTCACCCGCCGAGTGCGGAGACGGTTGACGAAGTCCTAGACCTGTTGAAGCGCAGGCGCGAGACGAAGGCCGATCCGTTCGCGGGACTCGGGCAAGCACCGGAGCCGCGGAGCGTGGCGAGATGATGCCGATGACCGCGCAGCAGGACGCTGACCGCGCTGTTGCGGTGATACAGAAGTTCGGCGGGATATGGGAGGCGGCAGCGGCACTTGCACCTCGGAGGGACCCGTGCGTCATTAACCTCGCGTCGTGGACTCCATCCAATAGAGCAGGAGGGGCGAGCGATGGTTGAGACGTTCACCTGCGAGTGGCACGGGTGCGTCGTGCCGATCGAGAAAGAGCATCCGGGCTGCCCCGACTGCAACGTCTTCCTAGACGACCCGCCCGACTCTGCACAGATGACGGGCGAGGAACGGGCCGCAGAACTGAGGGGCTGGTTCGACCGAGTCCTGACGGTGCGGTTCCCACGTCTGCATGAACGAATCGAGGCGCTTGTCGGGCGCTCAGTGTGGACGCACGAAATGGGCGTCAACGTTGAAGGGCTGATCCAAGAGGCTGCTAGCGGACAGCACCCCGAAGACCTGCGCCGTCACGTCATCGACTCCATGTGCGACGCAGTTGGGGCCGAGAAGGTCTTCGTAGCGGACGTGCCCAGCTCTACAGAATCAAGAGCAGGAGGGGCCGATGCCTGAGCGCGAGCAACGCGGAGCGAACGGGCGGGCTCTTGGGGCCTGCGACCACTGCGCCCGCTATCCGGGCGAACAACATGCAGATTGGTGCGAATACCGATCCGAGGTCTTCGTTGCCGCCGCCTCTCCCTCTAAAGAGGAGGCCCCCCGATGAGCACTACCCAATGCTCTGCATGGATTCAGTTCGACCGCATGCCCACTCGGTTCGAGTGCAAAGAGCGATACGACCACGGGGGGGACCACGCTGACTATGCATCGGTCGAAGACCCCTCCGCCCGCCCTGACGGCTACCGAGTCATTTGGGAAGTGTCGTGGCAGGACGATGCTATGGAACACGCGGCCTGCACCACGGGCTACGACGACCCCCTGCCCACCAAAGGAGAGTCCCGTGGCTGACGCGCCGATACCCCGTCCGAAGAGCTTCTTAGACGAAGCCCTCCGAGCGATCGAAGCGTCTAGGCCCGAAGAAGGAATCACGCCCGGCCCTGACAAGATCATCCACGCGCTACACGCGTTGACGTGGGCGTGCCTGTCCGTCGCTGAAGAAACGAGCAGGTCGTGACGCCCCTCCCCTCCTCCGACCACTCCGGGGACCGGCCGTTCCTCATGGCGTCGGACGGTTTCGACACACTCACCGACGAGGCCCGCGCCAAGTGGGAGACGCCCTGCGAGATTGCCTGCACCTGCGTTCACGACTCGGGGCATCCGGGACCGTGCCATGACCACGCCGGAACCGTCATTCCAAAGCGCCTTCCTCCTCGCGACTACTGGGACCTGCCGTGACGGCCGATCACTCCGGGGACCACCGGGACCTCCGAGACATAGCGCGGCGACTGCGGGAGAAGCCGCGGCAGGCCGTTAGGGATATGGAACTCGTTACGGTAACGGGCTGGAACATTGACGAGGCCGCCGACGCTCTCGACAAAGCCGCAGACCGCATCGAACGCCTCACCCAGCCCGCGGGCGACACCGAGGAGCTGATAGAGAGGGCGCAGCGGTTCTTCGACGACCCGATTGCGGTCGGCGGCGGACGCGACCTCGTTGGGCGGCTCGTCTCTGCCCTCATAGCCGCAGAGGCCCGCCACGTACGCGACCAGGAATGGATTGACAGGTTTCAAGGCCTGGCGGCGGCTAAAGAGCTAGAACGTCTCGGGCTCTTGCAGTCCATAGCTAAGAGCGTGCAGGGATGCGAAGACGTTCTCGATGGGCCGGACCCCACCGCTCGGGTGGTCGAACTCGTTGCGGAATGGGTTACACGGGCAGAGACCTCAGAGGCCCGCACCAACGACGACCCCCTTATCAAGTCGCTGACGGAGGAACTGTCCGCATCGGAGGCCGAGCGCGTCGCGTTGAAGGAGGACTCGAAGCGCAAGGACGCGCTGATCCAACAAGCCCGCGATGACGCGGCGAAAGTGCGAGCGGAAGTCGATGCGTTCCTGAACGGCCCTCACTATGCGGCGATGGTCGGAGCCTCTGAGAACCTCGCCGCTGCGACCAGTAGAGAGGAAGCCCTACGAGAGGCTGCGCAGAAGGCGATCGAGCGCATGGCTTCGATGGGTGCGCCGCCTCTGGTGTGGCGTGAACTTGCTAACGCGCTGGCCGAGCCTCCTTCCTCTCCGACTAAAACCGGGCCGAATCCCAACTGCCCCGAGTGCGCTGAAGAACGTCGAGCGCGGATACAGGCCACAGTTGCTTCGGCTATGGCGTCATCGGAGCGGGTGACGCCCGATTACGAGACAGCTAGAGAATGGCCGAATTGCACGCACTCTTCCCGTAGAGAGGGAGAGGACGCATGAGCGACCAGGCACCGTGCATCTGCTTGTGGCGGTTGGTCGACTACCTCGGAGGCAAGGCGCGTGAACCCGTTGCCGGATGCCCTCGACACGCCGAGGAAGATACCGCCGCCTCACCTAGAGAGAAAGGGACGGAGTGAGCGCCGACCTCGACAGCGTCCGACAGGGACGCCTCAATACCCGCTACACGATCCGAGAGGTCATCGGGTCGCTGGCGGGACGCGTGTGCCTTCCGAACGCTCACGATCCTCGCTGCTGCGTCTACTGCGCTGGCCGAGTGCTTGCTGAGGAAGTCCAAGGGTTGGCGGGCGGTGAGCATGAGTTAGCCCGCTATAGGCGTCTGCGTGCCGCGGCGCTGAAGGTGATCGAGCGTAACGCGCATGAAGGTGGCTGCGAGAACTACCACGGGACCACATGCAAAGAAGCCGGACGCCAGCGCGATGGCGATGGGTGGGCGACCTGGTCCCAATCGGGATGCGTGGGTGGCTCGGAGCACGTCCGGCATCTCGCCACGCCCGCTCCTACTGAGGGAGGGGCCGGGTGAGCGGTCCCCTGGTCGTCAAGACCGAAGACTGGCCGCATGGCCTCCGCTGCATGGAGTGCAACCGGGAACTAGTCGAGGGCGACCAGTACTCCGAACGCCTAAGTGGGTTCGTAGACGACACACCTGCCGTACACATCATCTGCGCTGAGTGCGCGGTCGCGGGCGCGACGGGACAGGAAGGAGCAAGCCGTGGGTGAGGCCCCGCAGACGTGGGAGGTCAAGCTGACGCTTTCGGTGGAAGCGACCTCGAAGGAAGACGCCGAGCAGTCCGTCTATGACAACCTGCTCTCGCCCCCGTTCGAGGTGCTCAACCTTCACGTTGAAAAGGCCCGCCGTGGGTGAGGCCCGCCGGCCGAACGCCGAAGACGTAGCCGAGGGACAGGCGTGGCTGCACAAGGCAGCGGATGAGCTCGCGGAGCAGGGGGAGATCCCTCTGATGGTCGTAACGACCTCAACGGGAAACGCTTCGGGCCTCTCTCTTGACGGCCTGCGCCTCGTGGTGGGCGACGACTGGACGGATGTCCACGTAGCAGCGCTGCTCGAATACCTGGTTGGCAAGGTCGCCTTTGACGTGTCCGAGTTCACGAGCCGAGTGGGGCGGAACTAGTGAAGCTCTCCCCCACCCAGCTCCGGGTGCTCCGCTATGCCTCTGAGGGGCGACTGGTCCAGGAGTCGGATGGCCGAGCCTTCATCGTGCGAGGTGGCCGCGTCAGGAAAGCGACGGTCGCGAGACTAGAGGCGGCAGAACTTGTTCGCTGGTTGCGATGCATCGATAGCCCCGAAAGCATTGGGCAGGTCACCCCCAAGGGCCAGGCTCTCCTAGACGAACTCAACGAGAAAGGAGCACCATGCCGAACAACGTAGACGCGGCACGCCATGTCCTCGAGTCGCCGGCGCTGCTGCAAAGCCGGGTGGTCGGGTACTTTGCGGTCAGCGCGGAGGGTGAGCTGACCGTCAGGTGGGATGACATCTACTCGGACCTCAAGGGCACGCTGTCTTCCCACGAGGAGACGCTGGTGAACTTCGCTGCCGCTCTCATGGCAGGGACGGGAGGCACCGGTAACGCCTTCCTCAGCAACGGCCAGTACGGGCCGTACGCGTCATCGCTGGCGCACCTAGACGACGAACACGCAGCTCGCGTGCTCGAAGCCCTCGCGATCTCACGAGGCTTTCGGATCTCCGTATGGAAGGCAGGGCAGTAGTGCTCGGCCCAGACGGAGTAGACGCGCTTCGCGAGCAGGTGATCGACCTGACGGGGACGATCGACGGATTCCGCGCGCTCCTGATCGGTCTGGCGCTCACGAATTGCGCGGTGTTCGCGATCGTGCTTGGGCTGTGGCAGAAGCTGCATCCGCCCGAACGCCTGGGCCAGCTAGAGCAGGTGGAGGTGCTGCCGCTCGAGAGTGAAACCGAGGAGGGATGCACCGTCCTCCTGATGCCCGATCGCGTGGTCTGTCGGTTCGAGGAAGGACGCTGGATGCGTCTGACGCCACTGTGACCTTCCCCGTCATCGACGACCTGTTCTACCCAGACGGTCGTCCGATCCTCGAAGGCCCCGAGTGCCGCTACTGCGGGTCGACAGACCTCGAATGCAAAGAGCGCGCCGAACGCGAAGACGGGTTCGAGCTCGCGTCCTACATCTGTCGCAAGTGCAACCGGAAGACGACCTACTGCGATCCAGGAGGGAGCCCATGAGCAAGGCATATCCACCTGCCCCGCGTTGTGCGGCGCGCGAGACCAAAGGCGACATGACCCTCGTGTGCACACTGGCGCGCGGTCACGACGATCGACGCTCGTCACGCGGCACGCGCTGGGGATGCGATCACGTCTTCGGCCTGCCCGGAGCAGAACGCGACGCGCTCGAGGCCGTCAGGGAGGTGAGGCAGGGACTACGCGCGGCGTTGGGGTCTCTGCTGGGGGAGTGAGCGTCCTGCACTTTCCGCGAAGCGAAACCATCATGGGCCCGCCCCTGTTCGATGAGCATGAGCTGACGGTTCGTCTGTTTGAGATCGGCCTCGGGATGCCCACCTGCCCGGACTGCGGCGATGACCTGTACGAACCCGACTGCCACGCAGATGGCTGTCCCCGGATCGAGACGTGCGGTCAGTGCTATCAGCGCCTCCCCGATGGGACGTTCGGCTACCTGACGCCGTATCACCCCAACCCGCCCGACCTGTACGCGGCGCGGGAGGGCGAGACGTTCGAGGAACGAGCCGTACGGATCGATGCGTGGTGGGAAGAGCACCTGCGCGAGCACCACGGGGCCGCGTCGTGATCCCTCCCGAGGCCCTAATCGGAACGGCTATCGCGCTCGTGTGGATGGGGGTGGCGCTGATCGCGAAGACGCGGCGCAAGCAGGACCAGCGAGGACCGATGCTGTGGCAGACGCACGGGTCGCCCCTCGGTTGGGTCACCGAGGTCAAAGAGGACGAGCACGGCTTGAAATGGACGGTGAAACAGACACCGGTCCAAGCGGAGCCCTGGAGGCGGGATGGGTTCTTCGACCCGTCCCGGCGACGACGTTCGGTAGACGTTTCCAGTTGGGCGGTCATGGCCGCGGCCGTACAGCTCGGCCCCGACTCAGACGGCTACCTCCACCTCGTAACCGATCCTGATGACGATGGGACGGCCTGCGGGCTGAACGGGGACGAGATCGGGTTCGTGCGCTACGTGAGCACCGGTCCCGTTCCTCCGGGCGTGGTCATCGACTGGAGCGGGCAGGCGCCCCCGGACCTCCCACCGATCGAGCAGGAGCTAGTCGTCTGGCAGGTCATGGCGCACCAGGATATTTGCCCCAACTGCGAAGGCTACGTGGTCGAGAAGCAGGCCGAGGCTGGGTACATCGTGCAGCACGGGCACCACCCGGCCGACCCCGAGCGGAGGCCGATCGGTGGCTAGCGGCCGAGAAATACGGGGGGCGATCGACCTGGCGCGTAAGGGCCACACGGGGGCGGACCTTCGCCGCAGGCGGGCGGGTCGCATCGTCCTCGACAAGCCCACCTACCGCGCCTGGGAGACCGAACAAGAGCCCGGCCGACGATCGGTGTGGACCCACGGAGGGCATCGGTTCGAGGTCCTCGAACGCCTTCCCGTACCTCCTGAGCTCGATGGAGTGGTGTTCCTGCTGGCCGTTCCGCTGGACGCGGGGCCGAACCCGGGGGCTGCACATGGCCGATGACCTGCCGGTCTACGTGTGGGCGTTTCCGTCCGCGAAGGCAAGTGAGTCGGCGTATCTGTCGGCATCGCGACGCCTGATCGCAGAGCGGGCAGGTAAGACCGACCTGCTGATGAGCCAGGTTCACGGCGTAGGTCCCCTTGAAGGGACGCACCTGATAGTCGCCGTGGGTCGCGATGCCGGACCACGCACCTGCATGGGCGGGAAGGTCGTCACCGATCCGCCCGAAGGTCTGGTGGAGGCCGCGAGGGCCCGCTACGCGTACATGGATACCCGCTACCGGTACCGCGGCGAACGCGATGGCGTGGTGTCACTCCACCATTCGGGAGGTGGTGGTCCAGTCGACCCGCAGGGCCGCGTGTGGGTCAAGGGCAAACCGCGGTGACCGAGTGCGACCACGGCATGAACCCCGCGTGGTGCGGGATCTGCCGGGCGCCCAAGCCTGAGCCTCGGTACCTCGAAGGCGTCACGGTGGCCGCGAGGTTCGCTGGCAAGTGCCCGGGCTGCGGAGACCGGATCGAAGAGGGCGAAGACATTCACCTGACGGGAGACGGGGTCTGGGTCTGCTCGGGCTGCCGGGATCGGATCGCGCGGTGACCGTCTGACCACGGCCCTCGTCTTACTCGACCGCACCACCTGCCCGGACTGCGGCCAAGAGACGCGCGAGGTCGTGATCGAAGAACCAGCCCTGTTGAGACACGGAGGCTACGGAGCGACCAGACGCTCGGACCTCACGGTCTGTCCGCGGTGCGGATGGGTCTTCGTGTCCTGCGTCCAAGAGGTGAGCCCCCGCAGGTCGTAACCTGTCGGGCATGGATCAGATCGACTTCTGGAGGCGCACGGACCTCGGCCTCCTGCTCCCGCCGGTGGCCCCTGAGCCCCTGATCTTCGACCCCGCCCCCTTCGAGGGTGAGACCGAGCCCTGCCCGTGCGGAGGGATCAGGTGACGGCCGAAGACACGAAGCCCCCTCAGAGCGCACAGGAAGCCCCAGAAGGACCGAACGCGCAAACAGGTGGCGAGGGGGCCGAAGGCCAAGGGAAGTCTGCTACAGCCATCGCTGAGCGTCCTATGGAGTCCTCTGTCTCGGAGTCGTCTGGGCGTGGGGAGGGCCAGCGGACGCATCGGACGGACTCACACGCGCAGGAGCCACCCAAAAAGCGCCGTAAGCCGCCGGCCCCCGCCGACTGGAAAGAGCGATTCATCGCCTCGCTCGAGGAGTATCCGGTCGTCGCCACGGCCCTCACCCGAGCGCAGGTCTCGAAGACCCACGCCTATGACACGAAGGCAGCCGATCCCGAGTTCGCAGAGGCCTGGCGTCTGGCCCTAGAGACGGGGGCCGACAAGATCGAGCAGACCGCTCTCGAGGTCGCCCACGAAGGCGATGTGGTGATGACCTGCACGTACCACGAGAACGGTGCGCTCGCGACCTGCAAGGTGCAGCAGTTCCGCTCGAGGGGCTTCCAGGACCGTCAGATGATGCTGAAGGCCATCCGACCGGAGCGGTTCAGGGAGCGGTACGAGGTCAAGCAGACGACGGGCGACGTCGACCGGGAGATCCAAGAGCTGTTCGACGCGTTCAAGGCCGGCGGCGGGGTCGGGCCCCCGAAGGGTGGGCCGGAGAAGGCGGGGAGCGGATGAGCAGGAGCCGAATACGACCTCACTCCGATGATGTGGTGAACGCCTGCCCGCTGTGCGAGGCCCGCGTTGGGCGCCCCTGTACGAACCCTCGAGGCCTCCCGCTGCCCGGGGGCCGAGTCCATGTGGCCCGTTTGCGGGCAGCCGAACCTCTGCCTGATCCAGCCGACGCAGTCGTAATGACGTGCCCGCTGGTGACGGTCGGTGATGTTGCGGCGCTGGAGGAGGCAGGCATCTTCGATGCCTGGTGGCGCGACATGGGGCGAAGCCTTCACGCCCTCGCCCGAGTTCGAAAGGGAGCGGAGAGTGCTAGCTAGAGGCGAACAATGGCTGGCAGGGCCTAGGAGAAAGGCTCGAAATTCTCGGGAAAACACTTCGGGCCTGCTTGCAATCGCGAGCGCGTAGGCGTGGCTGACCCCGCCCCCAAGATCGAAGTCGCCCGCACCATGCCGACCGACCTGCTCACGAGCGGTCGATGGCGAACCTGGTCCGAGCCCGACAAGGTCAAGCTCCGCAACGTCTTAAGGCGCGCGAAGTTCCGGCGGACCTACGAGTACGACCCGGTCGCGTTCGTGCATGACTGCTTCAAGTGGGACGACCTGCCGGACTCAGGGCCGGCCCCGTATCAGTCCGACGTGCTGGCGAAGCTCGTGGAGGAGCACCGGGTCGCGCTGCGCGGTCCCCACGGGTTGGGGAAAAGTTCCTGTCTGGCGTGGGCGATCCTGTGGTTCGCGCTCACCCGCGATGGCGACAACTGGAAGGTCCCGACCACGGCATCGGCACGGGCGCAACTTCGGCTCTACCTCTGGCCAGAGGTCCACGTTTGGGTTCGTCGACTACGGTGGGAGGCCATCGGTCGGGACCCGTTCATCGAAGGCCGCGACCTGCTGGACGAAGCCCTCAAACTCGACACCGGCGAGGCGTACGCGTTGGCATCGAACGACCCGGCGAAGATGGAGGGCGGCCACGCGGACCGGATGCTCATCATCTACGACGAGGCGAAGAAGATCCCGGCCGGTACGTTCGAGGCGTTCCAGGGAGCCGTGTCAAACGCCGGCCCCGAGACCGGCAGGGAAGCGCTCGAGCTGATGGGCTCGACCCCCGGCGACCCACATGGCCACTTCTACCAGGTGAACCAGAGGCGGGTCCCGGGCTACAAGCTCATCATCGTCACCAAGGAGATGGCGATCGCGGCGGGCCGGATGTCTCCCTCGTGGGTCGAGCGCATGAAGACCGTGTGGGGCGAGCACTCGGCGACGTACATCCGTAGGGTCGAGGGAAACTTCGCCGCCGGCGATGAGAAGTCCGTTCTGCCTCAAGCGTGGGTGGAGGCCGCGGTCGAGCGGTGGACGGAGGCCGCGGTCCCAGCAGTCGGTGACGCGGACCTGCTCGAGGGCAGGGTGTTCGACGGCCTGATGCTGCCGGAAGAGCTCGTGGGCCCGCTGTCGGTCGCGTCGATGGACGTCGCAGACTCGGGAGACGACCGCACGACGATCGCACTGCGACACGGCCCGGCCATCATCCGGCTACAGGAGTTCCCGTACGACCCGGACGCCCACCTCATGGCCGCGACCGGTGCACTGGTCGCGATCCTCAGGGGAGCGGAGGCTGGGTTCGCGACCGTTGACTCGGTCGGCGTCGGGGCCGGGGTGCTCGCGCGGCTCCAGGAGCTCCGACGCACGGGCGAGATCCGTGAGGACCCCGTGGGCTTCATCGCCCAAGGGAAGTCCGACCTCATGGACGAGACCGGCTCTTACGGGTTCAGGGACCTGCGAGCCGAGGCGTGGTGGGGATTCCGACAGCGCCTGCACCCGACCAAGGGCGACGGGATCATGCTGCCACCTCACGATGAGCTGCAGGCCGAGCTCACGGTATCGGGATGGCGCGCCTTGTCAGAAGGCCGCATCCGCATCGAAGAAAAGGACGAGGTCAAAAAGGCCGACCGCCTCGGCCGCTCCCCCGACCTCGCGGACGCGGTGGTCATGGCGTTCTGGGCGCGCCCCGCGGTCGCGTACTCGCAGACCGGACGGGGGCGACGGATTCCGGGGATGTAGGGGTCGGCCCGGCGAAGCTCGTGCAAGCCTGTGACCTGGGCAAACGCGCCCGATTGGCAAATCGTTTTCGCTTGGCCCCCGGCACGTTCGTACATGCCCGCCTAGGCATCGGGTCAGAATGAAATCGTTCATAAAACGTGGCGCTGAATCCGAGCGGGCCATCGCATGTCACGATGACGTCGTTCGGAGGTCGATCTGTCAACTGAGGAGCGGGGCGACCCCTTCAACTCCGACCCGGTCTGTCTCACCGATCCCCGATGCTCGGCCGCCCCCGCCCCTTGCTCCTTCAAGGTGTTATCGGAGTGGGGGCGAAACCGAAAGCGCATAGCCTGCGAATAATTCGCGTCCCATTTGCAAACGGGAATATGACGCCCCTACCGAGTACACTTCCACCCAACAGGGATGAGCGACCTTGAGGAGGACCCCTATGGCTGATGCCGCGCCCAGCGTTGCGCTGCCCGTAGACTGGGCGTGTCGACGATGCAGGTCACCGATCGAGGCGTGTGCCAACTGCCGGTTGTCGGATCGGTCGTACATCGGTTGCGACTATCACGGCTACTGCTCAGAGTGCGCTGACGCCTTGGGTAACGAACTAGCTCGGTGGACCTCGTGACCAACGACTGGTCCGTCACCGAGTACGCCCTCGGAACGGACGACCACCCGACACAACCCGTGACGTTGACGCGTACGGACCTCGACTGGCGCGGAACGCACTCACGCGTGATCGGTAGGTTCGCGGACGCGCGTCTAGCAGGGATAGCGAAGGCCGAAGGGGAGGCGATGGCGAGATGATCCGTCGCATTCGCAGGATCGAGCGCGCAGTCGAAGACGAGTTCCCCGGTGCCGCGGTCGAAGTCGAGGAGGCGCGCTCGGGGTCGGGCGAGATCGTGCTGCACATCTTCACCGGCCACACGGAGTTGTCGCGTGGGCGCGTCCGTAAGATGACCGAAGAGGAGTTGGCGAGATGACCGAGCAGAAGATACCGACCGCGCAGGACCTGGCCGAGGCACTTCGCGCCGGGCTAACGGCACCAGTCGGCGAGTGGTCATGTGGGGAGTTGTACTGGACCGACGTGATCGAGTTCGCAGCCCGCCGTCTCGAGCACAACGTCCTCCTGATGAGCGGGTTGGACGAGCGGTTCGCGGACGACGTGACGCGCGCTGTCTCGGAGGCGACGGGTGTCCCGGCGGTCGCTGTCCCCGCTGGCACGCATGTCACCGCGATCGAGCCGACCGAGGAGACGGTCGCGTACTTCATGCGCCGCGGGAGTGAGGAGACGCGCGGTGACCTGCGCGAGGTAGCCGAGAGGTTGCACGAGGTCACCGGCAAGCTCGTCTTCTGGACGGACGACGGAGACCTGCGATCCGTCAGCGAGGAGGAGATGCGCGAGGCTGGATGGGTGCGAGCCGAGGATGCACCTGTGCCGTGGGCAGCGGATTCGAGCGCATCGACTGTCCGCCGATTCGAGGCCCTGATCCACCTGCACGAAGGGTTCGGGGAGGAGCGCCCGATCCCCACTCAAGACGAGGTCACGGACGCGATCCACGCCGCTGTGGTCCAAGGTCTGTGGAACTTCAACGGCCAGACGCGGGTAAGGGAAGCGGGAGCGAAAGAGCAGGGGCGAGTCCTCACCGAGAAGGAAGGACCGCGCACCACCGAGACCGCTGTAGCCGAGTATCTAGAGGCGATGGCGGCGCGGCTGGACTCATCGCCCGGCGTGCAGACCTGGCAGTCGGCTGCGCTACGCGAGGCAGCGGAGGTCGTTCGCGGGCAGGCCGGTGGAGGGGGAACGTCGGACGAGGCCGAACCCCTCGAGCCTGGCACTCACTGGGAGCACTTCCTCGGGGGCCTGTCGCTGAGGATCGGCGAGAAGGGTGAGGCGTGGCTCATCTCGGTCTATCCGCCGGATGCAGAGCCATGCCGCTACAGCATCGGGCGAGCCGATGCGGAATACCTCGCCGACCTCCTGTCGCGCTGGGCGAAGACGTGGCCGAAGTGGGGGCCCCCGGAGGCGGACGGCCCCTCAGAGACCATCTGGCCGGAATGCCCGCAGTGCGGGAAGCACGCCACCGTGCACGATACCGGCCAGGAACTGTTCACCTGCCCAGAGGGGCACTCGTGGCCTGCACCTGTAGCGGCAGACACCGAACCGCCCGAGACAGCCGAGGTCTCCGTACCGGTGGTGAAGGTGACGGTGCCAGCGGAGCACGCGGACATGGACCACGAAGTCGATGCCTACCTCCAGGACGACGGCACGGTCATCGCGAAGTGCTCGTGCGGACAGTGGGGTACGGACAGCGGGGGACCCGTGCGCGAGAAGCCCAAGCCTCTGCGGACCAGGTGGGGATGCCAGTGCTGCACCCACGTCGTGGAACTCACGGAGGACGGTCGCTACCCCGATCACGAGTTCATGGCGGGTGTCAAGTGCGCGTGGTCCGGTAAGCCCGCAGGAGGCGGCGACCGCAGAGCCTCAGGTCGCCCAGGATGACCCTTGCCCTAACGATCGCGGTGTGCGCGGTGGTCGGCGGACTCATCGGGGCCGTGATCGGTGGCGGGTTCGCCGACATCGCGAGCGACGCGGATCTGCGGGAGGAGTGGTTCCTCCATAGACTGAGGCTCATGGCGATCATCGGTGAGGCCGCGCTACTGGGGGCCGCGACGTGGGTGGGGTCGTGGGTCGGGTGAACGATGACGAACTCATGCAATGGGCGACACCCGCTGAGCGTGACCTTCTGCGATCGCTCGACCGACAACGCCGTCTTTGGACCGGCGTGATATGGCTGCTCGGGTTCGTGGCGGCGTGTTGGGCGGTTGTCATCATCGTGATGATCGTGCGGGCGTGGGTCGGATGAGACGCGACGTCTGCCCCTACTGCGGCTGGCCCCTGGTCATCGTCACGACGCCCGCGGGCATCTCGCAGCTGCACGACTTCCCGGTCTGTCGCCAGTGGTGGAGCGAACGTAAGCCCGGGCGCGTTGTGAACCTCGCGGCGCCGTACCTGCCGGTGACCATCAGCGTATGAGGCGTACGGAGTATGAGTTCGTAGAGAAGACCGAGGTCGTGCGGGCTGCAAGTCGTGGTGCCCTTCAGCGCGCACGTCAGGAGGGCATCAGAAGCGCGACGTTCGTCGCTGCGGAACCGATGAAGGGTGGCTATATGCGGGTCCGTCTTCGAGGTATTGATCCCTACATCGGAGCGGGAGGCCACCCATGACGACCCAAGGGAGGAGTAGCCGGTGAGCACGCTCGTACGCGTGACGATGAGGGTTGACGACGACAACGACGTCAGGGCAGCAGAGGCCGTAGTCGACGTGCTGAACCTGGTTCCGGGCGACGTCCTGGAGACGGAGATTCTGGAGGCCACCCATGACGACTGACCCCCGCAAGCCACGCCCCACCAAGCGCAAGCGCCGAAAGAAGAGACGCGCTCGAGACCTACCGGAAGACGCCCAGCGGTCCACGAAGATGAAGCCGCGACGCGCGGTGATCGGGGACAGGGACTCGTGGGGGCGATGAGCGAGACCGTCAGCGCCATTCCCGATGTGTTGGAGGTCATCCCGGGCATGAGCACGCAGAGGCGCGTTGAGTTGTCGTGCGGACATCTGCGATTGCTGATGCACGCGCAAACGGGGCATCCCCTTGTCGGGGTGTACGCAGAGTGCGATGAGTGCGGGGGTCGCCTGCGACAGGTTCAGGAGGTCATTCGGTGACCGGCCCCCACATCTGCGGCGCCTGCGGACAGTGCGCGGTGACGGTAGAGCGCGACTCCGAAGAGGTTCGCGTCGTCTGCTCGGCCTGCAACACGAAGAGGGTGCACGTACCCGTGTGGGCGACGGCCGATGATCGGGTGCTCGCGATGGTGATCGGCCGGCCGCCCGTGAAGCGCGGGAAGCCCAGGAAGCGGAGCGGCGGGAATATCGCATCGGTGACCGGGGGAGTGCGACTGTAGGTGAGTGCCGAAGTGTTCTATTACCACGGTGGCCCACCCGATCTGCGCGTGGGTGATCTGATCGAGCCGCAACCCATGGACCGGGGCCGCCATCTTGTCGATGGGTGCCCGGTGTGCGAGGCCCGGAAGAACGGGAAGCCCTCCGACTACGACCAGAACCACCGATTCGATCGGGTCTACGTCACAACCGACAAGTTCGTTGCGAAGTGTTTCGCCGCTGGCTATCCGAGAGGGAGCCTCTACCGGGTCGAGCCGATCGGCGACTTGGAACCCGATCCAGAGCATGAGCAGTCGTTTGCGGTGCCTGCGGCTCGAATCGTGAAGGTCGCTGAACGAGGGATCGACCCGAGCCGTTGGTCGAAGGCGGACGTTCGGAGGTTCCTGAAGCTCGGCGGGGTCGCCCAAAGCCTCCGTACAACCACGTAATTCCCCCTGTAGCATTCCCGCCCAATGAGGGCACCCACTAGAACGCGCACCCGCGTCCCCCGACAGGTCACGTCCGCGGACATCCTTCCGGCGCGCGTGGTCGGGCTCGAAGGCGGACAGGAGGCCGACCACCGCGTCTACATCTCGGACGGCACACTCCGGGTGTTCCGGGCGCGTAAGGCCCCTCAGCGTGGCTCTGAGCGCGTCCTAGAGGCAGCAGTCGCTTCCGCCACTCTGACCGGCCGCGGGACCTGGACCGTTCAGACGGAGGACGGGCAGACCCTCACCGTCACCAAGCAAGGCCGATGTGCGTGCGGGTCGCCCTTGCAGTCGATCAGTCGGCGCGAGCTCAGGGGGATGGCGTGACCACGCGCGAAAAGACTCTCGTGTTCGCGACGCTGCTCGTCGGGTTGGTCAACAACGTGGTCCTGTTGGTCCATGCGATAGCGGCAGCGAGGGGGCGGTGATTCGATGAGGCAACGACTCCGCGACCTATGGCGACGCCTCCCGTGGGGACGGACGCGACCTCAGCCGGTGGGTGTATGTCCCTCGTGCGGGAGTTTCAAGGTTCGCGAGCGCGAGCCCGAGTGGCCGAACAAGCCGCCGTTCTGGTGTGCCGACTGCGGCGACAAGTGGGCGGGCATCTACAGCCCGGCGATCAAGGCGAGCGACCTCAGCGTCCGCGTCCTGAGTCCGATCAGGGCTGACCTCGGGGTTATCGAAGACTGGCCGGGTTCGTGATCGAAGCAGCCGCCCTCGAAGCCCTCGCCCTCTGCATCCTCATGGCCCTCGCGGCCTATCGGATCTTCCGTCTGCTCGCAGTCGACGACTTCCCGCCGATCGTGTGGGCGCGCGACCGCGTGGATGACTGGATCGCGGAGAGGTTCGGGGACGAGTGGGCGGACGGGCTGACCTGCGGGTGGTGTCTCGGCGCGTGGTGCTCATTCGCGGTGGTCGGTCTCACCGACGCGTTCACGTCCGTCCCGCTGGTCGGGCTGCAGCTAGGCGCGGTCTCGACGATCGTCGGCATTCTCGGATCGAAGGTCGACTAGATGGCAGAGTGCGCCTTCTGCGAGATCATCGCTGGCAACGCTCCGGCTAAGTTTGTGAATCGCAACGCCGACGCCAGCGCGTTCGTGCCTTTGAACCCCGTGGTGGAGGGGCACGTGCTGGTGGTCCCTCACAGGCACGCCCGATACATTTGGGAACTCGACTCGTCGTCTTTAGCGATGGCTGTGGCGATGGCCGCCCAGCTGGCCACAAACATCGCCTGCAACGTCATCCAATCGAACGGGGTAGCCGCGACGCAGACGGTTCCGCACGTTCACTTCCACATCGTTCCACGGAGCGGGGGCGATGGCCTGATGTTGCCGTGGACAGGGCAGACCGAAGGCGCGGTTCCAAGCACTCCTGAAGGTCCCTGTGACTGAGCCGGGAAGGGTGGGCTAGATGGCGAAGCTCGGAACCGTTCGCACCGACCCCGGCGCGATGAAGTGCCAGGTCAATGGCTGTGGCGCGGATGTGACGGCCGTGATCGAACTGAAGGCCACGCCGTTGGAGCACGAATCCGACGACGTTGTCTACTTCGGGATCGAGTCGAACATCATCGCCCTAGAAGGGTGCGAGCACGCTGAAGCCTGGGAGCCCGAGTAAGTGGGGGCGCTCGCGCGACTTGCGCGGCGTAGGGGGCTGACGGCAGCGGCAAACGTGCTCGCCCCGGCGCACTCGGCCCTTCCGATCCCCGATGCCTGGCCGGCCCCGGTGGTCGCAGCAGCGCGCGTCATTGGGATCGCGGATGACCGCACGGAGGCCAGAAAGCTCATCGAGCGCCAGGCGAAGTGGCAGGACCACGCGTGGGACTACTTCGACGCGCTCGGCGAGGTCAAGTACTCGGGCAATTTCATCGGCAACGCGCTGTCCAAGCTGATCCTGTTCCCGGCGCGACGTCCGGCCCCCGGACAGCAGCAACCGGAGCCGATTGAGGACGCGGCCCCCATGGATGCGCTCGCCCGCCTCGAGGGCCCGCTCGGGGGCCACCCAGAAATCATGGGCGCTGCGGGCGTGCACTTCAGCATCCCCGGCGAGTGCTACCTGATCGGTCGCGAGCTGGACCCCGGCGACGAGCGATGGGAGATCCGGGCGAAGGACGAGGTCAAGCGATCGGCTGAGGGCAAGGTCATCCTCATTGACGGCGGGGACGACAAGGAGAAGGTCGAGCTCGGGGAAGACTCGATGCTCGTTCGCATGTGGAGTCCGCACCGTCGACGCGCGTGGCAGGCCGACTCACCTCTGCGCGGCGTGCTGTCTCAGTGTGAGGAGCTTCTGATCCTCGACCGCATGGCGCGCGCGACGGAGCGGAGCCGCAACAACGCTGGCGTGCTGGCCGTGCCGAACGAACTGCGCAAGGTGCGTCGGCAGGTGGGGACGGACGCGAGTTTGGTAGCGGAAGAGGGCGACCTCGTGGACGAGCTGCTCGAGGCCCTGGGTACTCCGGTCAAAGACGAGGGTCACGCCAACGCGATCGTTCCGCACCTGCTGTTCGGGGAAGAGAAGTACCTCGACAAGGTCCGGCTGATCGAGCTGTCGCGCACGCTGGACGCGTGGATCGATGTGCGCACGGAGCGCGTGCAGAAGCGGCTCGCGGGGGGTCTGAACCTTCCGATTGAAGTCGTGCTCGGTATCGGGTCCGCGAATCACTGGTCCGCCTGGGCTATCGACGAGTCGGCGTTCAAGGCGCACCTAGAGCCCCTGACGCTGACGATCCTGTCGAGCCTCACGGTCGGATACCTGCATCCGATGCTCCGGGCCGCGGGGGTGCCGAACTGGCGCGACTACATCATTTGGTACGACCCGGTTCGTCTCGTGGCCCGACCGAACGCGGTGGGCGACGCGAAGGATCTCCACGACCGAGGGGTCATCCGAGACGAAGACCTGCGGGGGGCCGCGGGCTACGACGAGACGTCCGCCCCGGATGAGGATGAGATTCAGCGTCGGCTCATATGGCGATCATCGGGCCGACCGTCGGTAGCCGTGGACGGGGCCGAGACCCCAGAGCAGGGTCCACCCGAGCAGGAAGACTCGCAGGCGTCCGTCACCGCGGCGGCTACCCGCGAAGACCCCGACCTCGCGCGCCTCGCGCGCCGACAGGCCGACCTCGACCGCCAGCTGTACGCGCGTCTGGAGGCCGCGTTCGAAGCCGTACTCGACCAAGTTCTAGACCGCGCCGGTGCCCGGGTCGTGCAGGCGGCGAACAAGGGCCGGGGCCGGACGAAGGGCACGGCAGCGGCGTCACCCGCCGTCCAAGCGCGCGTGGCCGCCGGCGCGTTGGTGAAGGACGTACCGAGGCGACAGGTGATTAAGACCCTCGGCCCGGCGATCGTGGCGCAACTCGGGCTCCAGGAGGAAGACCTGCTACGCGGTGCGTTCGACGACTTAGAAGACAGGTTCCGCGCGTGGGTAGGCCAGACGCAGACGGCAGCCCTCGGACTCGTCCCGGACTTGACGGACGCCGAGAGACGAGACGCGGAGCGGGAGTTCGAGCGCCTGCTGGACGACGCGTGGGCGTGGACGCGAGACGCGCTGACGGACCTCGCGCGCGAACGCCTGCACGACCCCGACCCCCGCGCACCTGAGAACGGCGAGCACGACGCGACGGCGACCGTTCCGTTTGCGATCATCCGCGAGGCCGTGGCGAGGGCAGGTGGAGCAGTCGGGCCGGACGCCCCGGTCGTGTCCGCCGCGGTTCTGGACCCCGTGAAGACGGCGCTGGGACTCGCGACCGGATGGCTCATGCAAAAGCTGTTCCGCTCCAAGGGGATCGAAACCGAAGGCTGGGTGTGGGAGTACGGCCCGTACCCCAGAACCACCGAATTCGAGCCGCACGCGGACCTCGATGGCACGGAGTTCGTGAACTTCGATGATGCGGTGCTGGCGAACAACGAGGGGTGGCCACGGTACGCGCACTACCATCCCGGGGACCACGAGACGTGCCGTTGCTCAGCACGTCCGGCGCTGGTGAGGGTCCGATGATCGAGCCGTGACGCAGGTAGTCGGAGCGATTGCCGGGCTCCTCATCGGGGCCGTCCTCGTGCTGTGGTGGCGGGGGCAGACAGCGTTCACACGCTGCGGCAGAAAGCCGCGAGGACTGTCGATTCGAGTAGACCGGGCCGGGGTCGTGCCGATCCCATGGCGACAGCGTCTGTGCCGCCTCCGCATCCCCGCCTATGGCCAGACATTTCGCGAGTGGTTCATCCCGCTTCCCTTCAACGGTGTCGCCTGCGTGTGCTGGGTGCCGCTGAAGTGGCCCGACGAATCCCACATCGCTCCCGAACCCCCAAGTACCCTGACCCCGGAGGTGAAGCCATGAGGTGGACGGTCCAGGACGCAGAGGGCGGCGGGTTCGTCGTCACCCGCGATGACGGATCAGAAGTCGCGCAAACCGGCACGTTTCAAGAAGCACGCACGGCGATCACGACGGATGCGCGCGGGCATCTCGCGGAGATCCCGGCAGACGCCCCGAGCTCGGGCCGGGTGCGGATGCTGGCCGTACCCGAGGGCACCGAGACGTCAGACGGGCGCCTGATCGACGAGGGCGCGCTCGAGCCGAGGCCGATGCCGTTGCCGCTCATGCTCCAGACCACCACGGATATGGGCCACTTCGGGGCCGAGCTGTCGGGGCGGATCGATGCGTTCTCGCGCGACGGCAACAACGTGATCCTGACGGGCGATCTCGACGACTCGGAGGCCGGAAGACGGTTCCGCGAGATCCTGGACCAGCACGGACGCTACGGGCTGTCGGTCGACCTCGGCCGCATGGAGGTCGACTACGAGTGCCGGGAGAAGGACGAAGACGGCTACTGCACGGATGAGCTGATGACCGTCACGTCCGGGGAACTTCTAGGGGCCACGGCCTGCCCGTTTCCTGCGTTCGCGGAGGCGTACGTGGAGCTCGAAGGCTCCGGGGGCCAGCCCGCCGAGGGCGCGCCAGACCCCGAGGAGGGTGCCGACCAAGCCGCGAACCGTCCGGCCCCCGGCCGCTGGTCTCAGGGCGACAACCGCGCAGCCGCATCGTTCATCATGCAGACCGTCCCGTCAGAGCGCGTGGAGGTCCGTCGCGAACCGCCCCGGCCCGTCACGGCCGCGGTGGAGATCCCGGTCGACCCGCCTGCGGAGTTCTTCCTGCACCACGGGATGACGCCCGACGAGACCGGCAGCATCTCGATCGATGACGACGGCAGGGTCTACGGTTACGTTGCGGAGTGGGATCGGTGTCACGTCGGGTTCGAGGGATCGTGCGTCCCGCCGCCGAGGTCGGTGAGCGATTACGCGTACTTCCGCCACGGGTCGGTCAGGCCGTGTGGACCCGACTGCGACCCCGTACCCACCGGCACGATCATCATGGGGACCGACCATCCCTCCACGGATGCGTCGGTGTCCATGCAGGCCGCGTACTCGCACTACGCGAACACGGGCTCAGCCGCGGCGGACATCGCGTGCGGCGAGGACGACTACGGCATTTGGTTCTCTGGAGCTTTGCGTCCGGGGGTCACACCTGAGCAGATCCGGGAGCTTCGCGGGTCGTCTATCTCCGGTGACTGGCGGCCTGCGGGAGGGGCGCTGGAGCTGATTGCCGCGCTCGCGGTGAACGCGCCGGGCTTCCCGATCCCTCGAGCGCGTATGTCGCTCGCGGCGTCGGGGGCGGTCGAAGTCCAGGCGATGGTCGCGGTCGGGGCGCTCCCGGCAGACGAGACGGGCGAGAGGCGTCGGCTCAACGACCTCGAAAAGCGCATGAAGGCCGTGGAGAACATCGCGTTTGCCCCCAAGCTGAGGGCTATGGCGGCATCCGCGTATCGCGAGCAGATAGCGGGGCCAACGGGCTAGACGGGCCGGTCGCGCGCGGGCTAGGCTTCATCCCGTCACCGTTCTGAGAGCCGGTGACACCCGTCTGGGAGGGACGGGGGCGTGTGGGCCTTTCACACTGTCGGCCCTAACGGGGTCGCTCCGGGCTGTTTCGAGCGATACCCGTGCGCCCCCTCCCGTGGGCCTGTAGAGTGAGCGGACATTCCACGGCAGGCAAAGAGGTGTCCCCGAGCCGCCTTCCTAGGGCGTGGCGGTAGGGCGAGTTCCGTTCAAGGCTCGGTGCAGGACGGGACGATGGCGAGAGGCGTCTCCAAGGATCTTCGGATCGGAGGGGGCGCCTTCGCCGCGTCTGGGCTACGATGGCAACCACGCCCATCCCCGGGCCGAGCCACCCGGAAGCCCCGTCTTCGAGTCTCTCCCAATGCTCAACGGACGGGGCTTCCCCGCGTAGAATCTCCAGCGGGGGCTACCGCCTCGGACCCGCTGGAACGGATTCGAGAACCCCATCTCAGAGGGACCCGTTTGCACGCGGTCCCTCTTTGCGTGCCGGGGTCCGCGAAATCCTTGACAAGCCGCGGTAACGTTGCCCTCATTCGAGCACGCCCCGTCGAAGCCACGGGGCCGCAGTCGCAGGCGATAGGCCGTAGAGCCCGCCCGACCCGCTCCTCGCATTGCCGTATCCCGCGTTTTCGCGTACGAGGAGGACAAACCCCGTGGACGAGCTCCAGGAGCTTTTGGCCCGACTGAACGAGCCCGGCGACAACCCGCTGAGCGACGATGAGCTCGCAGACCTCGATCAGCGACTGCGCGCACGCGCGGCCGAGCTCGCGGAGGACGACTCCGACGACGCGCTCGAGGAGCTGCGGGGGATCGCAGAGGCCCGCACGCAGATCGACACCGAGACGCAGACGCGCACGGAGGCCGCAGAGGCCCGCCAGCGCGAGCGCGACGAGCTCCTCGGCCGCATCAACGGCAACGGAGAGGGCGAAGGCGACGAGGGGTCCGAGGGCGACGGGGACGGCGACGAGGGGTCCGGGGCCGAGGGGGACGAAGGTTCGGAAGGCTCCGAGGGCACTCCCGCAGGCGACACTGGGGACGGGTCCGGGACCGGTGAGGGCGAGCCGGGGACGGGAGCCGAGACGCCCGAGGCACAGGCGGCGTCCGCGAGCCGCAGACGAAACATTCGACCGCCGATCAGTGAAGCGGCTCGACGTGGCAGCGCCCGCCACGCGCCCCGACCGGAGCCCGAGACGCGCCCGCAGGCAACCATCGTGGCCGCATCCGGGGCACCGCAGGCCCGCATGGGCGAGGAGCTGACGCTCGACGGTCTGCGCCAGCAGGTGGAACGCGCCTGGCAGCTCCAGGCCGGATCGCGCGCCCGAAAGGTGGACGGTCTCAAGACGGTGGTCGCGACCGTGCGGCAGCCGATCGAGGACAGCCAGCGTCTGACCGAGCAGGACGCGACCGGCAATTCCCAGCGCATCGAAGCCCTGGCAGCCGCGGCCCGCAACCTGTCGCAGTCGGCAATCACCGCGGCGGGCGGATCGGTCAACCGCGCAGCCGCGGAGGCAATCACCGCGGCCGGCGGAACGTGCGCGCCGATCCCGTCGACCTACGACCTCGGCGACAACATCTCGAGCGCGGAGCGCCCTTTGCGCGACGCGGACGTGACGCTCCCGGCACCCAGGGGTGGCGTCAGGCGCCTCCTCGCGCCCCAGCTCGCGGACGTCGACGGCATGGCCTACGTCTGGTCGTACGCGAACGACCTCAACCCGAACTTCGCTGACACGGACGGGCCGGACGTGCCGGTGGACGAACGGCTCGCGACCAAGCCGTGCATCCGCATCGAGTGCCCGGACGAGGACACGATCATGGCGGACGCGATCCCGCTGTGCCTCAGGACCGGCAACTTCAACCGCATGACCTTCCCCGAGCTGTTCGCCAGGTGGTGGGAGCTCGGCCAGGCCGCGCACGCGCGCCTCGCGGAGAACAAGCACTTCGCGAAGCAGGTCGATGACGCCACGAGCACCTACTCGGCGACGCAGATGCTGGGAGCGTCGATCGACGTGCTGACGGCCATCGACCGCATCATCGCGGCGCGGCGCTACCAGTACCGCATGGGCGAGAACATGCCGATCCGCTTCAAGGCCCCGGCGTGGGTCAGGGACATGATCCGCACCGACCGCACCCGCAGAGGCCGCGACAACGACGACCTGACGCTGTCCAACGAGCAGATCAACGCGTGGTTCACGGCCCGCAACGTGAACCCCACGTGGCTGCCGGACGCGAACCAGCCGATCGGTCTCGAGGACTCCGACGACCCGCAGTTCTGGCCGGACGACTTCCAGGCAGTCATCCACCATGAGGGCGCATGGGCCCACATCGACGCCGGGGAGCTCGACTTCGGAACGGAGATCAGGGACTCGACGCTCATCGCCGTCAACGACGTTCAGGCCTTCATGGAGACGTTCGAGCAGACGTTCTTCATCGGCGTGTGGTCCGACGCCGTGACCTTCGATGTCTGCCCGGACGGCACGGCATCGGCTCCGGTCGAGCTGGTCGGCGCCTGCACGCCGGGCTCGTAAGAGCCGAGCGGCAGGTAGGCAGGTAAGTGGAAGTCGTCAGGACACCGGTAGTCCGGCCCCCTCGGGTCGGGCTGCTGGTGTCTGCGAACCCCGTCAACGAAACGGGCAACCGCTGGCAGGCGGGCCTGGAGTTCAGGCCGGGCATCTGCGGTCGCGGCGGGTCGTGGATTCCGTGCGAGACGGACCCAGAGGAGCGCACGGCCACGCGCGGAGGAGCACCCGTCACCTACCGGCCGGTCGGGCTCATGGCCGATGACGCGTGCTCGGCCGTGGCGATCGACTTCGCGGAGACCAGGCAACGGGCAGAAGACACGCTCACGGTCTGGACGTCCGCCCAGCTCGAGGCCGAGCTATGGACCGGAGCCATCGGAGACGCCGCAGGCTTCACCAACCAGCGCCTGGCAAGCGATGACGCGGAGGAGGTCTCCACCGCCCCCATGGGCTACGTAGACGCCTTAGCGTGCCTGGAGGCCGCTCTGGCGGACTGCAACGGGGGCGGGGTCGGCATGATCCACGCGCCGCGCTCCGTCACCACCCACTGGAAGGCCGAGGGACTGCTCGACGCCCAGGGGGACCTTCGGCTCACGACGCACGGAAACATCGTGGTGCCGGGGGCCGGGTACGACGGGTCCAGGGACGCGGAGACCCCCGCGACGGACGGATCGGTGTGGGCGTACGCGACGGGCTTGGTGGACGTGCGCCTCGGGGAGATCCAGGTGCTGCCCGAAACCCTCCAGCAGGCCGTCAGTGGCGTCACGCGCGACAACACCGTGGAGGTCTTCGCCCAGCGCGTGGCCGCCGCGGTGTTCGACCCCTGCTGCCTTTTGGCCGTGGAGGTCGATGGCGTGGTCTGCGGGGCGGGGTCGTGAACATGATCGTGAACATGATCGGCAAAGCCTTGACATCTCGAAAGGAGCCTCGCCGTGGCTGAGGATTGCGCTGGTTCGCTACAGGTCTGTGCGGCGCGATTCGCGCGGCTGGACACGGACGGAACCCCGCTCATCGGGGCCGATAACATGCTCATCACCAAGGACCTGGCAACGGTGTCCTACTCGTTCGAGCTGACCGAGGGCGAGGACTTCGAGCAGAAGAACGCGTGCGGGGATATCTCCGTCGCGTACAAGGAGCAGGACCGAATCAAGCGCGTCAACCTCGGCTACACGTCGACCAAGCCCGCGCCGGAGCTCCACTACTTCCTGTTCGGCGGCGAGCTGATCTACGACGCGCCGGGCGGCGATGTGATCGGCTACGTGCCGCCCGGCACGGGTGAGAACCCGAACCCGAACGGCGTCTCCGCGGAATTTTTCACGAAGGCGATCGTGGACGGTGCTCAGGCCGCGGACCTGCCGTGGTGGTGGTGGCCGTTCGTGCGCACGCGCTGGGTTCCGTCAGATCGGTCCATGGGCAACGAGGTCCACACGGCGCCGTTCACGGGCTACACGGAGATGAACGAGAACTGGGCGCCCGGCCCCGCCGCGGACTGGGATTACGACGTGGACCCCACGCACTTCGCGTTCGTGCGCACCGACGACATTCCGACCGCGGTGTGCGGACTGCTGCCGGTCACCGGTTCGTAGACCTTCACCCGAACGGGTGACAGAAGTGCAATCGCGTTTGACGCGCGGTGACCTTGGGTGTAGCAAGGCCGGGCACTCGGCGGTGAGAGGACGTACATGAGGTCGTACCGGTACACCATCGTCAGCGACGCGGCGAACGGCAACCGCATCGTCGATGCCCAGGTCGAGATTCGCGAGCTCGGCACGACCACGCTCGCGACCGGCGTCTACATCGCTGAGACCGGAGGCGACCCGCTCGATCCACCGCGACTGCTGTCCAAGGAGTCCGGAATTGTCGAGTACTGGCTGGACGATCCGCGCGACGTCACGCTGCACATCTCGAACACGGGGGCCGCGCACTACCACGGGTCCACCGGGATACTGCCGTCGTTTTCGTACCTGATTACCTCGCGATCCGACCGCGCGGCCGGGGCGATCTTCGTGCCGGTAGGGACGCTCAACGAGACGAACGTGCAGGACGCGCTCACGCAGGAGAACGCGCAGCGCACCGCGGCAGACGCGACCCTCACGTCCGATGTGGCCGCGAAGATCCCGCTCGCGCAGAAGGGCGCGGCGAACGGTGTAGCTCCACTCGGAGCTGACTCGAAGGTGCCAGCCGCGAACCTGCCGGATGCTCCTGCCGACGCGGTTACGTCGGTCAACACTCAGACCGGCGCGGTGGTGCTGGACGCGGGAGACGTGGGGGCCGCGGACGCGGCCTCGACCGAAACCGGGATGGCGGAACTCCTCGGGCTTCACCATCAGGAGCGGCTTCAGCGTCGACGCCTCGGCCACATGAACATCGGCGTGGCGGGCATCACGTTGCGACACGATGATGGGGACGCTGCGGACTACACGAAGACGTTTCCGATCGAGCGCGACAGGGGCATCATCGGAACATTCGCCCTCGTCGCGAGCTACCTGAACGACCCCGGCAAGCTGACGACCGCGCAGATTGTGGAAATGCTTCAGTACGGCAACGCGATGGCCACGCACTCCGACACACATGCTAACTACGCGGCGGGAGCGTGGACAGAGGCGGACCTGCAATCAGAGGTCGTGGCTCCGAGGGAAACGATCGAAGCCCTCCACGCGCTCATCCGGGCCGAGCTTTGGGTGACCCCCGGCACCTTCAATATGTTCCTCAATGACTCCGAGTGGGCCGAACGCCACGGCACCCTCGTCCAGAGTAATTACGTCGCGGCGACGGGTTTCTCGTACGACACGTTCCATTGGCCAAATCAGGAGATATACGGATCGGCCCCGTACGCGATCGACGCGGAGACCGTGGCCGCGGTGAAGGCTCGCATTGACCAGGCTGTCGCAAACCGCGACGTGCTGCACCTGTCGCTTCACTCATGGCGACTGGACACGGCCGGCTACATGACGACAGCGCAGTACACGGAGGTCTGCGACTACATCAAGAGCTACATGGACGCGGGCATGCTCGAAAGCTTGACGGTGCCGGGTGGCCTGTTCGCTCAGCCTCACGGCGAATGGGAAGACCTCATCCGCGAGGGCGACTTCGAGAACCTTCCGTACGCAAACGCGACGTGGGGCCCGTGGTCAGCGACCGCCGCCCCGGTGCTAAAGACCGATGGTGGCGCGGACGGGACCGACAACTACGTCCAGTGTTCGTCTACCAACCGAATCTCCCAGAGCCGTTACAACGTTGCCGACTCAGACGTCGAGAAAGCGCACTACCGTTTCCGCTGCAAGGTCCGCAACTCCACGGGAACCGGCAGCGCCTACTCCGTTCTGCTCCAGGACTCCACCGATCCGGGGCGCTGGCTGGTCTCGCTCTCGGGCGCGGCGGCGACTTCGTGGTCGACGCTCGAACGCTGCGTCACCGTCCCCGCGGGCCTGGATCGCGTCTCAGTCGTATTGCAGTCCTCCGGTGCTGGGTTCATCGACTACGACCAGGTCGAAATGAGGCGACTCTAATGGGCCGAGTAGCACCACGACCGGTCGGGCTCAAGCCCAAGAAACCGCTGTACTTCAACATCGACCCAACAGGCACGGGCGCGTTCGGCTCGGCCAACCAGTTCCGAGGGTCGTTCGTCACCATCGACCGCCCGGTCCTCGTCGACCGAGCGCGTATCCGTGTCAACGCAGGCGGCGGTGCTAACAACATCTCCGTCGCCATCTACAACCGGCAGGGCACCACTCGCCTCACTGCCAGCGGGGCCATCGCTACGCCCGCCAACGGCAACGCCGACGTGGTGCTGCCGGAAGTCTTTCTAGCCCCCGGCGTGTACTTCGTCGGAATGTCGTGTGATTCGATCACGCCCACGTTCGTCACGAACGCGTCGGCTCACGTCAAGGGCGCCGCCCTGACAGCGGGGGCTCATCCGGCGCCAGCAACGGTGGTGGTAGATGACGGGTCAGTCGGGTCGCTCCCGGTGATCGGGCTGTTCCACTCCTAGCCGACCCCCTTGCGCCCGGATAACCCCAAGCGCATACTGCCCCTCCATGAAACAGATACCCGGCGTCGTCATCATCGTCCTGGTCGTGGCCCTGGCCTTCGGGACACTCGCGTTCGTCCGCTACCGCGAGGGCGTCGAGGAGCAGGAGCGCCGCCGCGATACCTGCGAGGGCATGCGTGACCTCGAACAGGCGGTCGCGGGCTACTCGGACGACCGCTGCTGAACCTCCGTCTCCGAGGCGACTTAGCCCCGTAGACTTCCGGGCATGAGCGATGACGCAGGTCTCATCGGGCTGGGGTCCGCCCCCTCCCCCGTGGCAGACGCAGGCTCGGGTCCCTGTAGCCCCTGGATCAACGCGACGGACGTGGAGCAACTGACGGGCTGCACCGACGTTGACGCGGACGAACCCATGATCGAGGTCGCGTCCGGCGTGCTCTACAAGCTGTCTGGCGAGCAGTATCCGGGGGTCTGTTCCACGACGGTCAACCCCGGGGTCTACTGCGGGTGCGGGGACGCGACGGGACCGTGCTGTGCGGGGGTCCGCTACCTCGTGCTCGGGGCGCTGCCGGTCGTTGCGGTCCAGGAGATCAGGCTAGACGGTGAGGTCGTCTCGCCATTCGAGTACCGCCTGCACGGACAACGCCTCTACCGCCTGCCGGACGGGAACAACGTTCGCCAGGTGTGGCCGTGCTGCCGCAGACCCGACCGCGTACCGGACGAACGGATCGAGGTCGACTTCACGTACGGGGAGGCACCTCCGCGCGCGGGCGTTCTGGCGGCTGCGACGCTCGCGTGCGAGCTCCTGCGTGCGACCGGCGAGACGGAGGGCGAGTGCCGTCTTCCGCAACGCGTCCAGACGATCACGCGTCAGGGGATCACGATGGCGATGCTCGACCCCATGGCGTTTCTCGACAACGGGCGAACGGGGATCTATGAGGTCGACCTCTTCCTCGCGTCGTACGTGGAGTCCGCGGGCAAGCGGTCGTCTGGCGTCGTGAACCCGGATACGGTGCGGGCGCGGCGCGCGGAGTCGTCTCCAGCGTAGGATCAGGTGACACAAGGGATGAGCGACCCCAAGGAGGCGCCGAATGGAGACCCCCTGGGCGAACTGCACGACCTGCGGCGAATACCGCCCGGTGTTCGTGCGCTTCGAGCCTGACGGAGCCCCGTACTGCCGCGGGTGCGGTGCACATCGCATGGAGCTGGAGGTCTTCCCCGCTGCCCTAGAAGACGTGCCGATCGTTGACGCAACGCAGGACGATCCGCCCGAGTGAATCTCGCGGCGCTCCTGCACATGGGCGTTCCGCGTCACGGCGCCGGGGCGGAATGGTACGTACATGATCTTCTGAGGTGGCTGGTCAGCCGCGGCCACACAGTGACCGTCTACGTGGCTCGCGGCAAGGACGACCCGTACGAACTTGACGGCGTCCGCTACGTCTCGTCACCGACGATCCCCGATGCCGAAGCGCGCGCTGCCGACCTGCTGGTCACGCACCTGGATATGACGCGGCACACGATCATGCTCGCCCGACGAGTGGGAAAGCCGACTGCCTTCGTCGTGCACAACCATCGCCAGCTAGCGTTTCACCGCGTACGCCCGCGCGACGCTGCGCTCGTGATCTTCAACTCCCGGTGGGTCGCGCGTGCCTCGAAGTGGAGGGGGCCGCAGATTGTCCTTCCGCCCCCGATCCAGGCGTCCCGCTACCAGGTGACCGTAGAGGGCGACGCGATCACACTCCTAAACCTCTCAGAGGCCAAGGGAGGGCCGCTACTGTTCGAGCTGGCCCGAAGGATGCCCGGACGCCGGTTCTTGGCTGTAAGGGGCGCATACGGCCGTCAGGAGGTCCCTGACGACGTGCCGGCCAACGTGGAGGTGTGGGACAACCAACCTGATGTCCGCGAGGTCTACCGGCAGACGCGCCTTCTGCTCATGCCGTCGGCATATGAGTCGTGGGGACGGGTCGCGGTCGAGGCTGCCGCGTCCGGCATTCCGACCATCGCGCATCCGACCGAGGGGCTGCTCGAGTCCGTGGGGCCGTGCGCGATCTTCTGCGACCGGGCCGACCCCGGCCAGTGGACGAGAGCGATCGGCGACTTGGACGACCCGGTCGAGTACCACCGGGCATCGCGTCTGGCAGTTGCTCGTGCGACCGAGCTCGACCCCGTGCCGTGGCTGTACGAGGTCGAGGCGGCGCTACGGGAAGCGGCCGGCGCGATGGTGAAGGCGTGAGCAAAGGCGAGGTCCGCTACGACGAGAAGGGTCCATTCCGTCTCATGGCAAAGGCCGAGGGGTACGTCATGTGCCGCCGACCGGGCCTGATGGTCACCGTGAAGACGGTCAAGGAGTGGGAGGCGTTGTCGCCCGCCCCCGTAGAACCCGAAGAGAAGCCGTGAATCGCTGGCGTCGGTTCCGCCGCGCCTACTACCGGGCGTTCGTGGCGATGCTCCCGTGGCTCGGACACGCGCTCATCCTCATCGGGATCGGCGGTGCGATCGCGACGATCGTCGACAAGCAGAAGACAGCTATCGCCGCTCAGACGCACACGAAGTACGGGTGGGTCAAAGGTCGCCCATTGCGCTTTATACGCGGGCACGCAGCGCGCAAACAGGTCTTTCCGTACCGCGAATGGAGTGAAGCGCTCTACGTCATCAGCGACCAAGGGTACGAGAGTCCGTGCTGGCTATGGCAGGCGCTTATAGACCGTACTGGCTACGGGCGATTCGGCTCGCGAGGCCTGGCACATAGGTTTGCCTACGAGAAGTTCGTGGGACCGATCCCAGAAGGGTTCCATCTCCACCACGAGTGCCATGTGCGCTCCTGCGTCAACCCGGCGCATCTCACGCCGTTGTCCCCCTCGGATCATCTGAGGGGGCACCGGCCACCACCACCCACCTCATGTCCACAGGGGCATCCGTACGATGAGGCGAACACCTACCTGACGCGACAGGGTCGGCGCGTATGCCGGATATGCAGACGCACCTATTTCCGGAACTGGAAGGCCAAGCAACGTGCCAACCAGTAACCTCGCCCTGTGGCCCACGATCCTCAACCTCATCGAGACGGTTCCGCACGAGCGGATTCTGGATGTCGGGCCGGGCTACGGTAAGGGCGCCCAACTCGCTCGCGAGTATCTCAACGTCAAGCCCGAACGGGTCGATGCGGTCGAAGCCTGGCCGGGCTACGTGACCGACCGACTCCAATGCCTGTACGACGCGGTCTACGTGCAGGACGTCCGCACGCTCTCGGACGTGGCCCTCCGGTATTACGACCTGGTCCTGATGGTCGAGGTCCTCGAGCACTTGCCGAAGGAAGACGGGTTCGCGCTCTTGGACCGCATCCCCGGCCGGGTCGTCATCTGTACGCCCGAGACGTTCTTTCCAAACCCGTCGCACCTGCCGCCGACAGAGAAGCATCGGAGCTTGTGGGCCGTGGAGGACTTCGGGGACAGGCTCGAGGTCGATGCAAGCGAACATGGCGGGGTAGTTGTGAGACTGGGCCCTCGGGAGTAGGCTGCGTCCACGAAAAACGCCCGGCGGGTGCGTGAACACCCCCGGGCCGGTCGACCTAACTAGGAGGTCAGACGTGCCAGACGATACCCCGCAGACGATGACCGATGTAGTCGTTACCAATCCGTTCGTGAACCTGTGCCACATGCAGGTCTGCGCGCGACGCGATATCCCGCACGAGACGGTCGAGGTCGTGGCGAACCGCGAGAACCCTTCGGGTACATCGAACGGATGGCGTCTAGTCCTCGAAGGTGGCGACCACCCGCCAGAGTCGTGGCCCGCCCGCTGCTCGGATGATGCGGAACGCGTTCACTATCTGTTGGTGTGCTGATGGGCGACACAAACGCTCTTTCGGAGTTCCTCAATGACCTAGAGCAGAAGGCAAACGCGCTCCCGTGGTCGTCGTGGGAAGCGGTCCCACCGGTCGACGCCGATGAAAACTGGCAGGTCGAAGGACCCGATGGCCTGCTCATCGCGGACTGCTGGCCCGCTATCGATGGCCGAGGCAGGCATGGCGCCGAAGGCGAGAAGATCGCGCAGCACATCGCGGCATTGGATCGCGAGACCGCGCTGGCGCTCGTCGCCGTCGTCAGGGCCGCGCAGAAGTTCAGCAAGGCGTACGAGTCCGGCGCGGATGGTCCCGCGATGTTCGCTGCTGCTGAAGCCCAGAGCGAAGCACTGTCTCGTCTCGAGAAACGAAACGCCCCATGAGCGAAGACCGCCTCCCCACCAAAGAAGACGCGCTCCACTTCCTCGACAGCTTCGCGCAGCAGCTGCGCGACTTTGCCTTCCTGACCGTCACCTACGTCTCGCGCATCACGTCATCGGACGGACTGACGAGCATCGAGGTACAGGCGAAGGGGCCGGGGATCGGGGACGAACCGCCACCCGTCGTGTGGTTGGTGGAAGATCACACCGATGCCAGTCCTCCGCTCGGAGCGTTCGCCTCGCAGGATGCCGCGATCGAATGGCTGAAGGCCCGATTCCCTGACCCGTACCGCGTCACATGGCGCGGGCCCGAAGACGGGGACGAGGATGACAGCGTGTATTTATGGGCCGACTTCGAGGCCGTGCTCGGGTACTCGACCAAGCACATGGAGCGGTACCGCATCTGGTCGGTCCCCGTGGAAGGGATCGAGGAGTGAGCGGGCAAGGCGGCTGGTACTGCTCCGACTGCGGCCAGGTCGTATCGGGGCTCCCATCGGGAATTGTGCGCTGCCCGAACTGCGGTCACCTCGGCCTGCGTGGATTCGTCAACGCGGAACCCGTTCGAGTTCGCTGCCCCGAAGGGTGCGACTGGGAGGGCTGGGACGATGGCGGTGTCAACGATGACCTCGGCCAGCACATGCGCCGCGAGCACTTCACGCCACAATGAGGATCGACTTCCTCGCCTCGGAGCCTCACTACTTCGATCACATTGCTCCGATCTGGGCCGCGTTGCCAGAGGCGATGAGAGGCGGTTTCCACGTTCGGCCCGCGATTGCGCCCTATGCCACTCAGAAAGGCGTTTCGGCCAACACGCGGCTCCTGAGCGCCGCTGAGGGCGGTCCTGTGGTAGTAGCCGGATATGCCGATGTGCGCCGGGTGAAGGGGAGGCCGGTGATCCTCGCGGAACATGGGGTCGGCAACAGATACCGGAACGCCGCCGGCGAGTGGGACCGAAACCCGAGCAATCCCGGAGGCCGCGGTCGCGAGGCCGTCGCGCTGTTTCTGTGCCCGAACATCGAAACGGCCGAGGCAAACCTTGAGGTCTACCCGGACGCGAAAGTCGCTGTGGTGGGTTCCCCAAAAATGGACCGCCATCATCTAGAATCAGCGGGCGCTTTAGGCGCAACTACTAAAGACCTGGGTGCCGAGGGCCAGCGGACGAGCGGAGTGCACGCCGCGCAGACTCCGAAGGCTGGATCACAGGATCGGGGGGCGGGCCACGTAACTCTCGGCCACCCGCCCCTCACAATCGCCCTCTCGTGGCATTGGGATTGCAGGCAGGTCCCGGAGACGCGGTGGGCGTTCCCTCACTTCGCGGATGCCGTTCGGCAGCTCCCCCACGACCTCGGCCCTGACTATCACGTCATCGGCCACGGCCATCCGCGCGCGTGGAGACGCCTGCGAGCCTTCTACGAAGACGCGGGGATCGAACCCGTGGAGGACTTCGAGGACGTGCTGGACCGGGCCGACCTCTACGTCTGCGACACGTCCTCGACCCTGTACGAGTTCGCCTCGACCGGGCGGCCCGTGCTGTGCCTGAACGCGCCGTGGTACAGGTTCGAGGCAACCCACGGGTTGAGGTTTTGGGACGCGTTGCCGGGCGTCCCTGTAGGTGAACCGGTGTGGCTCGCCCGCATGGTCGCTGTGGCGCTCGATCCCGACACAGACGCGCTAGTCGCGAAGACCCTCCGCGAACCGGCCGTACGCCGCGCCTATGCTTTCACCGACGGACGAGCCGCGGAGCGCGCGGTGCAGGCAATCAGGGAGGTGTTCGTTGACGACTGAGGTACAGGAACGCCCAGCGGAGACGGAGTCTGAGCAAGAGGTGATCTGCGCCATCATCGGCTGCCCGTTCTTCGGGGTCGACGAGCGGGGGCCGATCCACCTTCGCGTCGGGGGCGAGGCCGTGCAGGTCCGCGTCTGCACCGAACACTGGGAAGCAATCCTCGGTCCGATCGGTGCGGCAGAGTCCGCGGGAGAGGGAAGCCCCGCGTGACCGACATCCTCAACGTCACCATCAGCGGACACCGCGACCCCGTCTTGTCTCCGATCCCCGATGACGCCGCGCACGGATACGACGAGCAACGCGAGGCCGCGGTTCGAGCGTTCATCGACACGCTTCGCGAGCTCGGGGACGTCATCGACTACGCGCACTTCGGGACCACGCGCGTCAACGTCGACCTCGTGAGCGGCGCGCGTACGGCGATCGTGCCGGAGACCCCGGTCGAGGAGGTTGCGCCGGTTCCGCGGCTCGCGGACGCGCACGGGCCGCAACCGGCAGATCCGTCTGCTCCGGTGGCAGAGGAAGACGGCGGGATCGTGGGGATTCCGTGAGCGGCGCGCTCGACACTTTGTTCCGACTCCCCTACGGTCCAGGGCTGCCGAACTACGGACTGCCCTCGGGCTGTCCGTGTGCCTGCTGTAAGGAAGCAGCGAACCGTTTCTTCCACGAGCGGGTCGACGCGCGTCTGGCGTGTTCGTGCGCGGATCATCCCGAGGCGACCCACTGCGACTGCCGCTACTGTGCGGAAGTCCTCGCTGCGATGGTGCACGCATCGTGAGCGACGGCCTACTCGACTACATCGAAGAACACCCCTCCGAAGACGGAGGCGGGCGCCTCGGCCGAAACGTCGTCTGGCACGACCCGAGAAACCGTCAGTTCGCCGCGCGCGGAACCGTGTTCGCGGAAGACGCTCCGATCATCGACCGCTACTGGGACCGGACCTACGCGTTCGACCAGGGCAACTCCTCGGCCTGCACGATGTTCGCCGCGGCCGGTCTGCTGCACACGCAGCCGTGGCGCGACAGCCTCTCCCGAACCGCGCTACGCGCCTATGACACCGACCGCGAGCGCGTCGCCGGGTACCGCAAGGCGCAGCGGTACGACCCGTGGCCCGGTCAGGAGCCCGCGTACTACGGGTCGAGCACGGACGCCCCGCTAAAGCTTTTACGCGTAGAGCGCCGGATCAGGGAGTGGCGCTGGTGCTTTGGTCTCAATGACGTACTCCGAACCCTCAGTAATCACGGTCCAGTGGCAGTCGGTAGCAATTGGTACTCGGGAATGGACGTGGTCGACCCGAAGACGTGCCGCGTGAAGATCGAAGGCGATATCCGCGGCGGCCACGCGTACGAGCTGTACGCGGTGCGCACGGACACGCGCGAGGTCGAGGTCACGAACTCGTGGGGAAATTGGGGGCCGTGCGCCGGCCGTTTCCGTCTGACCTGGGATGACCTAGAGCGACTGCTGGGTGAGGACGGTGAGGCGTGCACGATCACGCTGTAGATCGCGACTGCGTCTACTGCGGCGCCGACTGCGACCTCCCCGAACCGCCCCACGCGCCCGATTGCCCGATGGTCACGGGCCTGTTCACGATCGAGCCGGATGACCTAGGCCACGAGTGCGTTCACTGCCACGAACGGACGCCGGGGATGGTGTGCGCCAGGTGCGACCACCCGTTCGAGCTAGGCGACACCTACTGCCACCAGGAGACGGACGATCCCGATATCAAAGTGGTGGTCTGCATGATGTGCGCGGTCGAGGCCCCACGAGCGGAGTCACTGCCGTGACCCTCTTCGAGGCCGCAGCGGCCCTCCTACAGGCTGTAGAGGACTCCTGGACCGAGGTCGATGTCCTCCCCTCCCGCCGCTACGTCTCCAATGGCGCGGTCGCCCACGACTGCGAGCAGGCCACCGTCGCGATCCTCCGCACGTACGCCGGGACGCCCTCCGCGCTCGCGTCCGGCCCGACTCAGGGCATGGCGACGCGCACGGCCACCCTGCGCGCGGAGGTGGCCCGGTGCGTCCCATCGACTGACGAAGGTGGCCCGATGCCTTCGGCAGCCGGGATTCAGGACAGCGCTGAGGAGGTCCACCGCGACCACGACCTCCTAATCATCGCGGCCCGCAAGTTCGCGAAGGAATCCGGTTGCGAGGAGGTCATCATCGGTGACGCGCTTCCCTTCGGTCCCGAGGGTGGGATAGCCGGGTGGGGGCTCGAGGTCAGGGCGCAGCTCGGGTGAAGGCCCATGTCTGGATAGTCCCGATCCCCTATGTCCTCACCGAAGGGCAGGCCGCGGCAGCGCAGAACGGTGCTCGCCTGACGCTCGATATTGGGAAGGTTCACCCCGACTTCTACGACCGCGCTGGCCGGGTCAAGGCCGCTATCGGTTGCTACGTGTGCGAGCAACCGTATGAGGAGGCCCGGGGAAAGCCGTGCCCGGGGGAACCGGGATCGTGACCGACTCCTACGTCCGCCTAGACGACGCGGCCATGTCGGACCTCCTGCGCTCGCCCAACGGCCCGGTCGGACGCCACGTTATGGACCTCGGTAACCAGGTCAGAGACCGCGCGGCCCCGAAGGTCGGGGTCTCGCCCGAGGGTCACGGGATCGGAGCGTCCGGCGCCCAGCAGCACCTTCGGGACGCGCTGATCGTCCGGCTTGTGTCCGATGAGAAGGGACCGGCCGCGATGGTCGGAGCCGAACTCGGCCACGCGCTGTTCCACCACGAGGGCACGGCGCCCCACGTCATCCGACCCCGCAACGTCACGTTCCTGCGGTTCCCGACCTCACCGGGGGGCGCGACCTTCGTGTTTGCGAAGCAGGTGAACCACCCCGGCACCAAGCCCAACCCGTACCTCGTGGACGCGGCGCGCGAGCTCGGGCTGGAGGTCCGCCTCGCCTGACCGCTCAGGTCGTATCGTGGTCGCCCTAACCGAGGATGACCGCGAAGGGATTGAGCGATGACCGAGCAGCCTGAGAAGCAGGGCACCCCGATGTGGTTCGAGCTACAGGACGAGAAGTTCCGATGCATCCCCAAGCTCGCCGCCTCTGTGCTCATCGCCCACGAACGGGCTATGTCGGCCGAAGGGGCTGGGCGCGGGATGGTCGTGCTGGCCGAGCTCGACAACTACCTCCGTAAGGCCCTGCTGCCTGAGGAGTACGTGCGGTACCGGACCTTCGCCGATGACCCGGCGCGTGAGATCGAGATCGAAGACATCGGATTCGCGGTCATGGACCTGCACGCGAGGTATCTCGCCCGCCCTACCAAGCGGCCCTCGGACTCACCCGATGGGCCCGGCTCAACTGGGGATACCTCGACGGATTCCTCGCCCTCCGAGGACTCGACCTCGACACCCTCGCCCGCGGAGACGCCCGAAGGTTCCTGAACATCGTCCACGCGCTGATGGTCGAGGACCGGACCTCACTGTTAGACCGCCCCTCGGAAGTCCGCAAAGACCTGGATAGCGCCCTTACAGTAGGCGTCGAAGGGCGCGAAGAGTCGTCGCGCGAGGAGGTGCCTGCCGAGCCGGACCCCGAGACGTGGGGGCTCGACCCGGAGGCCATAGCCGGCCAGGAGCGACTGATGGGGTTCGGTAACCAAGCGTGACGATCATCGGTGAGGCGTTCATTGCCGTAAAGGCGCTGATGGATGACTTCGGCCCCGAGGTCTCGAAGTCGACCGAGGCCGCCGCAAAGGCGGCAGACGACCGCGTAAAGAAGATCCTCACCGGCGCCGGGGTCGCCGTTGCCGCCATCGCCACCGATGCGTCCGTTCAGTGGAAGGCCGGCACGGGCGAGATCATCGAGCGCACCGGGGCGACCGGGGAGGCCCTGGATGACCTCGTGGACTCCATGCGGGACGTCGGGCGGGCCGGGGACGTCGAGTCCAGCCTCGAGACCATCGGGGCCGTCACCGCGCTCCTGGCCCAGCGTCTGGAGCTCACGGACGAACCGCTCGAACGGCTGACCAAGCAGATCGTCCAGCTGTCGGAGGTCACCGGGGGCGACGCGGCAGCGAACACCACGCAGATCATCGACCTGTTCCAGCGGTGGAACGTGCCGACCGAACGTCAAGGGGAACTCCTCGACTACCTGTTCGCGGCTTCCCAGAAGGCGGGCGTCGGGATCGAAGTCCTGATCGGTGGGTCTCATGCCGCGAAGCGCGTCGCCGATGCTCTGGGGCTGAGCCTCGAGGACATGATCGCCGTGCTGGCGAACATCGAAGCTGGGGGCGGTAACGCCGGGAAAACGCTGGCCGCGCTGTCGATGGGGTTCTCGCGGCTGGCGGGCAACACCAAAAACCCGGAGGCCGCGCTCGAGCGCGTGGCCGAGCGCATCCGCAACGCCGAGTCCGATACCAAGGCGCTTCAGATCGCGGTCGAGGTCTTCGGCACGCGCTCAGGTCCCTTGCTCGCCGGGTTCTTTCGCGGCAGCGCGAGCGACATCGAGGGATTCAACGCCTCCCTCGGGGAGACCTCTGGGCGGATCGACGACGTACGCGAGCGCACGATCACGTTCTTCGACCGCCTCGGCATCCTGCGTCGTCAGGTCGGTTCTTTCATCGGGCCGGTAGCGGACGAGCTCGCGGTCGTGGCGACGATCGTCACGGGGTTCGGCCCCGCTGCAGCGGGGATCGGCGCGGTCGCCACTAAGTTCCGCTCCGTGCGGTCGGAGGTGCAGGCACTTCAAGGGTGGTTGCAGGCCGGTGGGGAGACGATGGGGACCACCGCCGCCGCGGCGAACGTGCTCGGTGCCAAAACAGGGGGGATCGCGCTCGGCGCGGGCGCCGCGATCCTCGGCCTCGGGGCGCTGGTCACCTTCCTCAACGCCCGTCACCACGCGGCGGTTCAAGAGGCGCGTCAGGACATGGATGACCTTGCCTCATCGTTGCAGACCGCTGCGGCATCGGGTCCCGCGGCCGTACAGCGCATCGCCCAGGACCAACTCGACCGGACGCTCGAGGCGATCGAAGCGGTACGGGGCGACGTCAACGAGGACATCGCCGCTCAGTTCGAGGGCGATGAAGCGGGGCTAGCCGCGTTCAGAAAGGAAGCGGCCCTCAGCACCCCAGAGATCGAGCGCATGGCCGAGCAGGTCGCGGCGCTCCGTCAGGAGGCTCGGGCGCTCGGCGGTGACCAGCGGGTCCAGGCATCAGCGCAGGCAGACGTCATTGCCGCGACCCGCCAGGCGGCTATCTCGTCCGCCCTGTACGGAAAGAGCTCGGAGCAGGCCCGCATTCAGGACGAGCGGCGGGTCGCCGCGATAGACGCCCTGATCGATGCCTACGGAGGCGGCAAGGGCGCGGAGGAGGCGCTAGCGGGCGCCACGGGGGAGGGAGCCGAAGCCGCCGATGATGCTGCTCAGTCCGAACGTGAGCTAGCTCGAGCCCGTCGCGAACGCGCCGACGAGACGCGCAACGCGCGAGACGCAGAGCTCGAAGCAGCCGGCGGAATCCTCGGCGTCATCGGGGCCATCTATCAGCAGCGCGACGCCCGTCAGGAGCTTGCGGCAGCCGAGGAAGAGGTCAACCGCCTCCGGGCCGAGGGCAAGCAGGGTACTGACGAGTTCTCGGCCGCAGAGCGAGACCTGCGTGACGCTCGCCTCGACGCTCTTGAGGCTGCGCGCGGGACCAAGGAATCGGCGGTCGGGCTGAGCGACAGCGTCAGGGACTCCGTCGCGAACTACGACGAGGCCCGCAAGCGCATCGCCCGATGGGCCGGGCAGATGAATCTCTCCCGTCGCGAGGTCGATGAACTGGCCCGACGCGCGGTTGGTCTGGCCCGCAACGTCGATGAGGTCCCAGAGGAGAAGGACATCCGCTTTCAGGCGCCAGGGTTGTTCGAGAGGAAGAACGAGGTTGAGGAACTAGATGCCGCGCTCGACCGCCTGCCGCGCACGAAAACGATTTCGTTTCAGCAGGTCGGCCTGAGCACAATCCTCTCCGCTGTGGACGCTGTGGAAGACGCCTTCGCACGGGTGGGGTCCGCGAGCCCCACGTACGGCCCGCCCTCTCCGTCATCGAGTGGTGGAGGTGGCGGAGGTGGGGGCGGTCGCAGGCCACCGGCCCAGGCACAACGATCGGTCTTCCGTATCGATCTCGATGGGCGGACAATGTCGCGCGAGATCACTGCTCGTCAGGGCGAGAATCGCATCCTTCTCGGGGGCCTGCAAGATGCCTGAGGTTCTGCGGACTATCAACGTGAATGGGTCGGTACGTCTGAACCTCAACGGCGAGCACCCGTCGCTCGATGGGTCGATCACGCTCGGGGAAGGACTCGACTGGGGGACGCCGGATCTGCGCGAGACGCTGCTCGGAGCAGCCGCGGGGGACCTGGGCGAGCAGCAGTCGTCCGCGACGCTCGGCAACGCAACCGCCACCATTCCACTGATCCTCAAGGCGAACGACGGTCTGTACTCGACGCTCGTCGACCTGCACTCCGCGGTCGCGGGCGAGTTCCTGTTGGACGGCGGAAACATCATCGAATGGCAGGCCGATGAGTCGGTGGACGAGACGCGCATCTACATCCTGCGATCGGTTCCGCCCCCCTTGCGACGCGGGCAACGCGTAGCTCCTCACTGTCTGCCGGGCATCGACCCCGAGGCGTACCTGATCCTGACGCCCAAGCGGTTGCCGTTGGTCGACGGCCCCGTGAACGTCCTGTAGACGGTGGCGTACGAGGGAAAGCGGACGCCGTTCCGCATCGTCATTGAAGGGCCGGGTGGCACGCGCACGCTGCCAAAGACCGATCCCGAAGTCGAGCTCGTGTACACCGGCTTACCGGAAGTCCAGGACCAGGCCCTAGGCGGGACGACGGATATTTCCTTCGCGCTCCCGGGATCGGAGGTCATCGCTCACCCCACGGTCTACGCGCAGGGCCAGCGCGTGCTCGTGTTCGACGACGATGACGGGGGCCGCTGCATCGGTGGTGGCGAGATATCGACGCCTCCCCAGCCCGGCACCAACGGCATGACCGTCCACGCAGACGGCGACGGCCAAAAGCCGATGCGGATGCAGGACCGCCCGATGGTGTGGCTCACCTACGAAACCGAAGGCGTGCAGCCAGCGGGTGAAAGACCGTATCGGTACCCCGTCAACGATCAGATATTCGCTCGCCTGGACGGGCGCGACATCGAAGCCGGGTGGCGTCGCAAGGAGATGTTCAAGCGCAACGACCTCGGCAACCCCGGCGAGTGGCGCAACGGAATGATCGACCGCCTCTACGGCGAGGACATAAACCAAGTCGTCTTCGAGCTGAAGAAAAAGCGCAACACCTCGAACGCGGTGTGGAGACTTCACCGCCGCGCGACGGACGGAACGCTGACGCTCATAACGACGATCGACCTGTCGAGTTCTGGGCCGGCGGACGGGACGACCATCACCGTCAACGTCGGCGGCAACCCCGATGCCCTGTACTGGCAGCTCGTTCGCCTTGACGAAGGCGTGCACACGCGGGCTTTTTGGTCCCGGATCGAAAACCGCCGCATCCTCTGTCGGGCCGACCGCGAGGACTACCCGGCATCGGCAGTCGTCCGGGACATCGGGACCATCCTCGGAGACGACCTGTCGGGAGTCGTGGACTCCGAGCGCATCGCCATGCCGCTGGACGCGCGCGGCACGTCGATGGGGGACGTCCTGACCTCCATGTCGGCGCTCACAAACCGCCCGTGGACCCGCAGACGAAGCACAGACGGCACAACGGTGGAGATGCGGTTCCGGCCGTGGCTGGACCGGATATGGGACCTGACCTCCGACTACTACACGCTGGTGAAGGTTCCGCTGCCGCGCTTCAACGTCGTAGCGATACCCGTCCGCAGGGAAGGCGGCGAGTCGGACTGGGTGAGGGAACGATGCGATCCCACACTCGACTTCGCTCCCAACGACGCGATCGTCAAGCGCATCCCATTGTCGGAACCGCTGCCGGACGAAGCATGGGGGCGCGCGATGGCTCGCAACTTCGCAGACGAGCTCGCTCCCGAACGGTACGAGTACCGGCTGACGTTCGATCGCGTAGAGGACCCGGACAACCCGGGGGTCGCGGTGGCGCCCACGCGCGTCAACGGCGGGCACGTCGTACGCATCCCGGCCGAGGACAACCTGCACGTCCGAGTCGGAAGCGTCATAAAGCGCGACGACGGTACGTGTGAGGCAACCACTAAGACCGTCACGGACGGGGAGACGGGCCACCCGTGGATCGATCGCATTATCAAGTCCCGGACGCTCGCGCTCGCACGCGGCAGAGGCAACGCGTGGGCATCGCTCGTGTTCTTCGACCTCGAGCGCCCCAAGGTGCTGGGCAATCCCACCGTGGCGTTCCGCGAGACGGACGTACGCGACGGCCTGTGGGACGGAGATCTCATCTTCGATTACGTGCTGCCGACCGAAGACATCGACGGCAACGGCACGGCCATTCGCGCGGTCATCGGCGAGATGATCTACGTGGACGGGGACGGCGTCCCGATACCCGGCTTGGAGCCCGACAAAAAGCGCATCGACCGCAAGAATCTCGACGACCCGGAGGCCGACCTTCCGACGCGCATGGTGTGGCGCAGGCTGAGAAGGCCTCACCAGTGGAGACCGCAGGTCAGAGGATGGGCCGAGGACTACTTCGGAGAGAGATCGCGGACGACTGCGTACGGGCCTGTTCCTCCGGTCCTTCCGCCGCGCGCAGGGCCCCCGACTCCGACCGTCGCGGTGGACGTGGACGCGAACCGCGTGACCGCGAGGTTCGCCGGGATCGACGACGCCGATCGCACGGAAACGGCCAAGGGCCGGCCGATGCTCGACCGTAAGGTCCGCTGGGTCTTCGCCGAGCTCTACAAAAACGGGGTCCTGGTAACGGGGTCGCGCAGGCGATTCCAGGACGATGAAATCTCATGGAGACGCCTGGATACCGGCAACCACACATGGCGGGTAGACGCGTGGACGGTCGACCGCTACGAAACGGCATCGGCAGTCGGGACGAACTCCAGCACGCGCGCCCGCCCGACGGCCCCATTGTTCGCCCCGTCCCTGGACTTCAAGCGTGGAGGACGTAGGGGGCTGCGCGCGAAGGGCACGGTGCCTACCGGGTACGCATCGGGTGACTCGCGCGACATCGGCGCGTACGTCCTCCAGCTCCAGTCCGAGCCGAAGAACCCCGTGGACTCAGACGAGAAGCAGCGGCTGGTCATCGACCTCGAACCCGGCGACACTGCATCCGCGCAGTCCGGGCTATGGGAGGAGTTCATAAAGCCGGGCCACAAGTGCCGGGCGCGGTTCGCAGTGCGCGACAACGACTCGGGGAAGCTGTCGACGTTCGGCCCGTGGTCAAATCCCCCGGTCACCGCGATCCTGAACAAGAAGCCGGGCCCGGTCACGAACAAGCGACGTGAGGGCGGGCCGCGCTGGGTGGAGTGGTCGTGGAATCATCCAGTCGCCTGGGACGATGGCACGACGGACGGATGGTCTGCATCGGAGGTCCCGGCGTTCAAGGGCAACGTCCGGCAGTTCGGCGTGCTCAACTCCGACAAGTCGTTCACCTACAAGGACTCGACTACTCATCGAATCAAGGTCCCGGCGGGTTCCGGTGGCTGGACGTGTGACGTTGAGCCCTTGGGTTGGGATGAACTGTCCGGCACCAACGACGGGGACGTAACTGCTGTCGCGGAGGCGGGGTTGCAGGTCGGGTCCGCGGACATCACGGACGGCGCTATCAACGCGCTCCGCATGTTCTCCTCGGTCGGCCCTATCGAGATCGTTGGCGCGCTCCCGGTGACCGGAAACATCGACGGCCGCACGGCGTTCCTAACGTCTGACCGCAAAATCTATCGGTACTTCGCGGCAGCGACGCTGATCGGGGGCGTGAGCTACGGGCCGGGCTGGGTGCGCGCGTCGGACGGTGGCGACCTCGTTGCGGCGACGATCACGGCCGACAAACTCAACGTCGGGACCCTGAGCGCGATTACGGCGAACCTCGGGACCGTGACCGCGGGGTTCATATCGGGTATCGACATCGTCGCAGCGACCTTCCGGTCGGCGCCCGCGGGAGGGTTGCACATCCAGCTAACTTCGGGGGCGATTCGCTTTCACTACAGCAACGGCTTCTTTGCCCAGCAGATCGCATTCAACGGCTCCCGCATCGTCCATGAGGTGGATATCGGCGGCGTGACGGGACCAGAGATTCAGGCCGCCTTGCTCACTACCGTTGCCCCCCAGTGGTCGTCGGGACTCTCGGGGACCACGAGCCTAGGGTCGCTCCCCAACGCGGCGAGCGGGGCGGCCCCGATCGGCTGGGTACGCGTTATGCGCGGCGACGGGACGACCGGCCGAGTGCCGATGTATACCTAGGCCGATGCCCCCCAAGCCGAAGAAAGCCCGCCCCACGAAAGACGCGTGGACCAAGGCGTCGGTAGACCTCCAGGAGCTCGCGCGCGATGGTGCCAGCCCGCAGAAACTCGCGCAGGGGCGCGAACGCATGGAGGCCGCGCAACGTGACTACTGGGACCACGCGAAGGAACTGGCGCGAGCATTCGTGGCCGGGACCGTGACGCACGAGGAGGTCGAAGCCGCCGGCGTGACCCTTGACGACCTCACGGAAGCACAACGCATGATCGTCCACGACTACGAACCCCCGATGGCAGACCCCGAAGACGAGGAGAAGACCGATGCAGATGGGTGACGAGATGACGGCAGCGCTCCTCATGGACAAAATCGCGTCCACCCTCGGCCACCAGCTCATCGAGCTACACAGCCGGGCGATCCAGGTGGAAGTCGCGCAACGTCAGGCCGAAGCCGACCGCGCACGAATCGCCGAGCTCGAGCAGGAGGTCGAAGACCTGCGCTCCGAGCTAGAAACAGCAGAGGACATCAGGGAAAACGACCGTCTAGAGGACCGCGAAGCGGAAACCCTCGGTTAACTCGCCTTGCCGTGGGAACATGCGGCCATGGACTTCCTTCAGGCTAGGCACTATACGAACACCGACGGTCGCGAGATCGACCTACTCGTCATCCACGATGCGGAGTTCCCGGAGAAGCCGTCCGCGGCCGAAGACCTGGCCAGGTTCTTCGCGACCACCGAGCGGGAGGCATCGGCCCACATCAGCATCGACAACAACTCGATCGTCCGATCCGTTCGTGACGAGGACATTGCGTGGGCGGCCCCGGGGGCCAACCACGACGGGCTACAAGCGGAGTTCGCAGGCGTGGCCGCGCAGCGCAAGCCCGAATGGAAAGACGACTTCTCGCACGCGATGCTGTTCGACATCGGCGTCCCGCAATTCGGCAGGTGGGCCGAGGCGTACGAGATCCCGGCTCAGTTCCTGGACGCGAACGCCCTGAAGGCCCAGCGTCGCGGGATCACGACTCACGCGCAGGTGTCTATCGCGTTCCGCTTATCCACACACACCGACCCCGGCGCGGGGTTCCCGATCGCGAAGTTCGTGGCCGAGGTGCGCAAGTTCCGCGGGGGCAAGGCCGATGACGGACGCCCCGAGCGCCGCCCGCTGGGGACCATTCGCCTCAACGATGTCGGCTGGCTGGTCAAAAAGGCCCAGCGTCACCTTCGGGTCCACGGATTCCCGGGAGCGCACGTTGCCGATGGGGAGACGCGCGACGGGCGGCGCATCTTCGGCGGCGCGACCGAGAAGCTGGTCCGGGCGTTCCAGCGCAGTCGCAACCTCACGGTAGATGGCGTGATCGGCCCGGAGACCTGGCGCCGCTTGCAGGCGTAGCGGGTATCACCGCGTGAAATTCGACCTCACGATCGTGGTCGTTGCGCTCATCGGGGCCGTGGGGCCGACTGCGCTCGTCATCGCTAACTCGCGGGCGCGCAGCCGCGAGAAGGCCGAAGATCGGGCGTGGCAGGAGCGACGCGACAAGCAACTGAAAGAGGACAGCGACGAAGTGCGGCGAGTCGCGGCGGAAGCGACCAGGGCCGCCCAGGCATCGCAGGCAGCCATCGCAGCGGGCACGGAGCAGGTCGTCGCCGCGTCATCGCAGGCGGCAGCGACACTCGTAGCATCCAACAAGGAAGTTGCAGAGCACGTCGCCGCGGCGTCTCAGGCGCAGGGCGAAAAGCTCGAGGCCATCCATACCCTCGTCAACTCGGCGATGCTGCGTCAGATGGGCGTGCTACGCAGCGCGCTCGAATCGAACGTGCAAAAGAGCAAGGCGGCCTACGCAGGGCGCCAGCCGACCGCCGAGGAGCTTGCCGAGGTCGAGACGATCCAAGCGCAGATAGACCAGCTCAAACGGGACATGGAGGAGCTAGAGGCTGCCACCAAGTTCGCCAACGCAGCCGAGGACTACCGAGCGTCGCGGACGACCCGTTGACCTGGGACAACCTCGAGCGCATCGCGCTTCTGCTGGTCGCGGCGGCCGCGGTCATCGGGTGGATCGTCATGGCCGCTCGCAGAGGTGGGTTTCAAGCGGCGTCCGAGGCGGCGGCCGGCTGGAAGTCGAACGCCGAGGCCCAAGAGGCGAAGGTCGCGCAGCTGGAGGCTCGTCTCAGCGAATCCGAAAGCGACAGGTCCCTGCTCACCGGACGCGTCGACGAGCTGTCCACGGCGAATGAGCAGATGCGGGCGCTGCTCATGGGCGAAAGCGTGCCGGACGCGCTGGGACAGGCTCTGAACGCTATCTCTGATGGCGTCGTGGAATACCTCGACCGCCTCATGGCCGGGCTCAACCAGCGTCTGGACGCGCACCTGAAGATCCACACGGCGCTTTTGTCGACCATGGAGACCGCATACCTGGAGCCGATCCTTAGCCGCTTGGAGCGACGCTCCACCGATCAGCCCTTCGAGGGCAAGGACAGGAGGCGACGCTAGGTGGACAGAGACCGGTTGCAGATCATCTCGACGTTCCTCGTGACGATGGCGCTTTTGCTGTTCGCCTACCTGCTCGTGCTCAGGGCCATCGACCTCGCGCTGGAGTCCGAACGCGTCAGCCCCGAGACCCTGACGGTCGGCATCATGGGGTTCGCGAACTTGATCCTCGTCGCGGTAGTCGCGCGGTGGCTCCAGCAGGGGTCCCAGCAGCAGGCCGAGAAGCAGGCCGAGAAGATCCAGGAGGCCATCGCGACCGTCAAGGCCGAGACTCCCCCACCATAGAAGGCCCCGTCAGAGCCATTGTCCGGCCCGCTACGGCGTCGTGAGGTAGCGTCCGGCGCATCCGGTAGCCCGAAGGATTCGGAGCCTCTTACGCGCTCACGTAGGCGGTGACCGAGCTTGAGGGTGATGGGGGCCGGGCGCGGTGGGTTCTATCCCTGGCCGACCAGCCCGCCCCCTTCCGGAATATCCGTCAGAAGTTCGCGCTCCGCGGGTAGCCTGTCGGGCATCCGGCCTGCCGGGGCAATGTCGGGACTTCGGCTCCACAAGCACGGATTTCCCGCGCCCCGGCTGGGCCGGAAATTCTTTCTCGGAAAGCCGCTTAGGGGAATTACAACTGTGTCATTCTTCCTCTCGTGGAGCCGACCACCTTTACCACCGCGGAAGCCTGTGCGTTGACGGGCGTGGACTCGCGGCGCCTGACGGAGTGGATCGGGCGGGGCCTCATCCCTGGGCAGAAGCCCAAGCGTCAGGGCTCGCCGGGCAAGGAGCAACGGCGGTACACGTTTGCGCAGATCGACCGGATACGGGAGTTGAAAGCGCAGGGGCGCAAGAGAAGTAAGCGCACCCCGACCCCCTCGCCCGAGGGGTTGCTGTCCACCCAAGAGGTCTGCGATCTCACTGGCGCGACATACCGGCAGGTCACGTACTGGGTGGATCGTGGCTACGTGAAGGCAGAGCGGCGCAAGCCTCCGGGTGTGAAGATCGCGTTCTTCTTCGATCAGATCGCTGTGGAACGGATTCAGCGCCTCAAGGCGGCTTCCGATGAGCGTCGCAAACGCCTCGATGAGCAGGTCGCGTCGTGAGCATCGTCCGCGTAGCAAAGCGCGAGCGCTACGTCATCATCGATAAGACCGGGCTTGAGGACGCAGACCTTTCGTTCCGGGCTACCGGCCTGTTGTCCTACCTGCTGTCGAAGCCGGACCACTGGACGATTTCCTACCGGGCATTGGCCGAGGTCAAAAGAGAGGGCGAGCACGCTGTACTGACGGCCCTGGCCGAGCTTGAGGAAGCGGGCTATCTCAAGAGGCACCGCAAGCAGAACGCGAGAGGCCAGTGGGAGTGGGAGCAGGTGCTCTATGAGTGCCCGACCTGTCTGCCCGAGGACGAGGCCGTGCCGCAGGAATCCCTGCATGGCGCGACCAGCACAAACGCAGAATCCCGAGACGCGGATACCCCTTCAGGGAAAAGCGCGGCTCATAGTGAAGAAGGATCAGTGAAAACTGACAGTGAAGAAACAGATACGTTCGCCCACTTCTGGAGCCTCTACCCGACCCGCAACGGCAAGAGGCTCTACCGCGCAAAGGCAGAAGATCAGTGGAAGCGCCTTTGTCCTCCTGAGCGCGATCGGGCTATCGCCGGGGTTGAGCACTACCGGATCGCGTGTGGTACCGGGATCACCATCGCGAAGGACGCGTTCCGCTGGCTGCGCGACAAGGCGTTCGAGGACTGGCAGACCCCGGCCACCCCCGATGCATCGACCAACGGCCACCGCGGCAGACGACCGCCTCACCGAGTAGATGACGCGTGGGTCGGGGTGGAGGAGACGGTATGAGCTTCGCCGTCGATCAGTTCGCGGGCCCCGGCGGGTGGGACGTGGCGTGCCGCGAGCTCGGGATCGAGGTCGTGGGCTACGAACTCGACCAGACCGCGTGCCAGACGCGCACGTTGGCGGGACTGCGGACGGTGCGAGCGGACGTTGCGGCCGTTGCCCTGACGGAGATTCGTTACCCCGTTGAGGGGCTGATCGCGTCGCCTCCGTGCCCTGCGTTCTCGAGCGCCGGCAAGCAGGAGGGCGTGAAGGACATCCCGAGCCTCCTGTCGATCGCGAGACACCTCAACGCGGCGGATCCCGACCATGATGAATGGGCACCCGTTTGGGATCGGTGGGTAGCTCTTGGCCGACCCGACTGGCACCATCCCGAGTCCCCGCTTGTGCTCGAAGTCCTCCGATGGGCACATCACTTCCGACCGCGCTGGATTGCGTGCGAGCAGGTGAAGGAAGTCCTGCCGTTCTGGCGGGCCGCGGCCGAGACCTTGCAGCGATGGGGCTACCGGACCTGGGCGGGCATCCTAAATAGCGCGGACTACGGCGTCCCCCAGACTCGTCGACGAGCGATCCTCATGGCGTCTCTCGATCGACAGCCGCACGCACCGAACCCCACGCACCACGACCCGCGCAAGGGCCTGCCGATGTTCGGGCTGCCGTGGGTGAGCATGGCCGAGGCGCTGGGATGGGCAGAGGCGACCCCCGTGAACACCGGTCACGGTCAGGCGCCGATAGCAGACTCGGGGCAACCGGCGCGGACGGTCGTTCACGCATCCCGGTCGTGGCTCCTCCACACCAACCGCGACCAGCGAGAGGACGGGTCGCGTCAGACGCGACCCGTTTCCGAACCGGCGCCTGCGCTCACCGGAAAGTCGGGAGGCCAGTGGAAGGTCACGACGCGCGGAGACGCACGACCGCAGGACGCATTCGACCCAGAGGAGCGCCCGGCGAAGACGGTCACGGGTAAGGAGGGCTGGACGGTCGAACGCCCGGCTACGACAGTCTGTGGGGACGCCCGAATCGGGCGTCCCGGGCACAAGGACCGCGAAGGTGGCGAGGCGCAGTTCGAGAAGGACTCGATCAAGATCACTGTGCGAGAGGCGGCGATCCTTCAAGGATTCCCGCCCGACTACCCGTGGCAGGGAACGAGGACAGCACAGTTCCGCCAAATTGGAAATGCAATTCCGGTGGGCCTGGCGAAAGCAATCCTAGAAGTGCTAGTGGGGGAGGCGGCAGATGCCGCAGCGGTATAAGAAGCGGAAAATCGCGGGGAAGACCTACAGCGAACACAGGCTCGTCATGGAGAAGAAGCTCGGGAGACCGCTTCGCGCCGATGAGGTCGTGCATCACATTGACCACGACCGCTTCAACAACGATCCCGACAACCTCACGGTTATGTCGCACGCCGAGCACTCGGCGCTGCACAACAACCGGTACCCACGGGTCAAGGTATGCGAGACGTGTGGGAAGGAATACGAACCGGCACCCACCAAGCGCGCTCGGTCGAGGACGTGCTCGCGGGACTGCTTGCGGGCCTTGCAGTCGAAGATCGCGATCGAGAACAACGCCGCAAGTAGGTTGCCGTGGAACGCGTAACCGAGGGGGCCGAGCGTGTCGCCTGACCCCCAGCACATCGGCACAACGGTCGAGCAAGTTCGGGAAAGCCTCAACAGGGCCCGGGGGCGCAGGAACCTCCCCCCGCTCCCGGTCCCTACTCCCGAAGACCTCGAACGCATCGCGGCCGAGGAAGCCGAACGCGACCGGCAGATCGCGCTCGAGCACGTTTTGAGCTTCGTACCCGACCAGTTCGCGGACGCGACGATCGACGACTTCCCGGCGCGCGTGCAGAAGATCGGACGCGCGTGGATCGAAGACCCCGCGTTCATCGGCGGGCTGCTAATCCTCGGGCCACTCGGAACCGGTAAGACGCGGCTGCTGTGGGCGCTGTACCGCGGGCTCGCGATGAACGCAGGGCCGCGAATGCGCGTCGCGAAGGTCGTACGCATCATGCGCGAGCTCAAGCCCGGCGGCGAGGAAGCCGACAACCCCACGGCTCTGGCACGACTGAGAGACGTTCCGATCCTCGCGCTCGATGATCTCGGGGTCGAAGAACACACGGCCTGGGAACGCTTAAGGCTCTACGAACTGGTCGACGCGCGTTACGAGGCGAACCTACCGACGCTGGTGTCCTCGAACCTGCCGGTGCGCGATGACCGGCTCAAGGCGCGCGAGAAGCAGCTCGGTCATCCGATCCCCGCGCTGGAAGACGCGGTGGGCGATCGCGTGGTGTCGCGGTTGGTCGGGACGTCTCAGGTGATCCAGCTGGTGGGTAGCGACCGGAGGCGGGCGAAGTGACCTGCCGTCTGATAGAGCGACTTGAGCAGTCAGAGTGCCCGGGCTGCCGTGACGCGGCGAAGGAGTTAGAACGCCTGCGCTCAATCCGCCACGCGCAGCAAGCAGAGCTGAAGTCCCTAAACAAGAGGCTAGGTGCCCTGCGGAAGAAGTACGTCGCGCTCGGCGGACACCTGCCTAAGCAGCGCCGTAAGGTCGCTCGGAGACCTCGAAGGGCAAGCCTCGCCACGGAGAGGCGGTGTGCTCGTGACGCATCGCAGTAAGAAGCCGAAGGTCGCGGCCGAACGGCAATGTGGCGAGCTTTCACCGTTCACGCGCCGAGGGGGAGACATTCGCTGTGTCCTAAAGAAGGGTCACAAGGGACGCCACCGTGCCCGCAATCTCCACCAGTGGGAGCGCCGGTGAGCACCTGCAACCGCGAAGACTGCGTGAACGGCTGGATCTTCGACCCCGAGACGAACAAGGCCCTTGACCGCTGCCGCGTGTGCGACCCGGACTACGTATCACCCGAAGAACGTGACCGCATCCGACGCGAGGAGCGCGAGGTCAAGGCGCGCCGCGCGGAGAAGCGCAGGCGCGCGGAACTAGGCGAGGCCACCAAGCAAGAGACCGAAGAGCTAAGAGGGTCGCTGCCGTACAAAGACTGAGAAGGGACTGAGCGAATGGCAGGCGGAAACCGCTACTACTTTTTCAAGCGCGACGGCGTGAACAAGCGTTACCTGCGCGTGACGACGATCATCGACCTCGGGATACCGAAGCCCGCGCTCATCGGGTGGGCGGCGCGCGTCACGGCAGAGGCCGCGTACGACGGGATCGCGACGCTGTACTCGTTCCAGAAGCGCGATGACCGCGAGGCCGCGGTCGACTGGTTGAAGAGCCAGCGGTTCCGCAAGAAAGAGGAAGCAGCGCTCAAGGGCACGCAGATTCACACGGCGATCGAGGCGTACAAGCTCGGCCGGCCATACCCAGGGGTCCCGCGAAACGTGCGCCCGTTCTATGACGGGTTCCTGAGGATGCTGAACGACCAACGCCCGATCGTTCTCCAGACGGAGGCGAACGTCTTCAATGACAAGCGCGTATACGCGGGGACGCTCGACACGATCATGGTGTGGCCGAACCTGCCGAAGACGCTGGCTGCGCGCGGGATCGACGTCGAGGAGTTCTACCCGCAGCCGTGGAAAGACCCGCGGGGCCCGGTGCTCGTAGGCGACTACAAGTCGGGCTGGATATACCCGGAGGTCGCGTTGCAACTGACGGGGTACCGAAACAGTGAGTTCATCGGCGGGCCCGATGGCGCGGTGTACGAGATGCCGGAAACCGATGGCGGGATCGCGATCGCGCTGCGCCCGGGCTACACGGAGGTCATCCCCGTTGAGACCAGTGAGCGGGTGTGGAACGCGTTTCTGTTCGCGTACGAGATCGCGCGCTGGCAGGAGGACATCTCGAAGAACGTCATCGGCAAGCCGCTGCTCATCTACGAAGCCCCCCCCGGGCCCGAGAACCCCGACGACCTCGTCAAGCAGATAGGCGAGCTATGGGACCGACTGGCCGCGGCAGAGGCCGAACTAGCCGACCCCCTGCCCGAGTACAAGGTCGCGACGTCAGGCCGCGGCGCGGACCCCAAGCGGCACGCGATCGCAGACCCGCCACCCAAGCATCAGTCAGGCAAGCAGTACGCGGCGCTGTGCGGGGGACAGGTAGCGAAGCCCGATGACAATGCCGAGACCTTCAACCCCTACGGGCGCAACGTGTGCGGGACGTGCGCGGCGAAGGCG